ATTATCTTTTAATAAACGGGTTGACTTATGTATTACAATAAATTATAATTATATTGTAAGTAAAACAAAACTAAGGAGGTAACAAAAATGATATGGCTGACTAAAAATAAGTTCAATTATCACAGAGATTCAAAAAAAAATATTGTACCTTGTGAAAGAAGTTCTTCAAGTGTTCCTGTAATCATAAAGATGTATGATGATTATCAGATTAATATTATGATCCAGTTATCTTGGTTCACAAAATTGGATACTGAATATGTAATTTTGGGAATCGAAGATGATATGTTAATCATAAAGTCAGACACTCAGGCTCAAGGATATAAACTTACGGTGCCTGAAAGTTCCCCTCATCTAAGACGTATAAGAAGCACCCATAAAGAATTGAAAAAGTTTATAGGAGGTTATAATTATGTATATTGGGATATACATAATGGTTGGTATGTTATTACTAAAAATGATTTAATTAAGGAGGAAAAATAAATGGGAAGAATAAATCCAGATGACATGGACAGATATGGCAATGAAAATAATTCTGAATGGTTAAGGCTTCAGAATGATGGAGATGTGGCCAGAGTACAGTTTTTGTATAATAATTATAATGAGCTCGATACATACGCCTGTCACCGTGTAGAGGTAGGTGATAATGAAAGATATGTGGACTGCAAAAGAGATTATGATAGTCCAATTGATGATTGTCCATTTTGTGCCGCAGGTTTACAGGTTAAACCAGTCATGATTCTTTCTATGTATGATCATGCAGATGGCAAGGTTAAAATTTGGGAAAGAGGCAAAACATTTAGAAAGAAGATTGAAGCACTGTTTAATAGGTATCCAAATTTGTCTGAAATGGTTTTTGAAATTGAGAGACGAGGTGCAAAAGGAGATAAGAAGACGCAGTATGAGATTTTCCCTATGCCGGATGTGGATCCTGTGGATGTGTCAGAAATTGAAAGACCAGAATTTATAGGATCTTTTATCTTAGATAAATCTCCAGATGAAATGCAGTACTATTTGGATAATGGGGAATTTCCAGAAACAGGATCTAAAACTGAAGAAGAGCCTGTAAGAAGACGTTCTGTAGAATCCGTTTCTCACAGAAGAGGTAGTAGAAGGGCAGGTATGTAAAAGGAGGATTATATGGCTTTATCATTTGCGAGACCAAAAAGCGATGATAAGAATATAATCAAAAAATCTAAAACAGTAACAACAAGGACAAGTATTAGGGGCGGCGGAAATAATCTGGCCGCTCAAATACAATCCATAGTTGCTATTGCTAGTCAGAAATTAGCACATCATAAAGATGATTATATTCTTATTAGAGAACCCGATCAATTATATGAGTACATGAAGGAAATGAAGCAAGTTGGAGAGGGGGCATTAGACACAGAGACAACAGGATTAAATCCATTACTTGTAGATATAGTTGGTGGATGTATTTATACACCTGGACAAAAAGCGGCATATATTCCAATCAATCATAAATCATATATAACAGGTACAAGAACTAAAGACCAGTTAGATGAACAGACAGTATCAAAGATTATGAAAGAATTTCATAATGATATTAGATGGATTTTCCATAATGCAAAATACGATATAAGGGTATGCCGGAAAACACTCGGAATTGATTTTAAACCTTATTGGGATACAATGTTGGCAGGGTATTGCATAGATGAAAATGAATCACACGCGTTGAAAGATTTACATCTAAAATATTGTGATTCAACAGACACAGAATCATTAAAATTTGACACGCTGTTTAGGGGTTTTACATTTGATCAGGTTCCAATTTCTGTAGCTTATTTATACGCTGCGGGAGATGCCCTAAAAACATTTGAATTGTACGAATATCAAAAGTCTATTTTAAACAGACGAAATGGTGGCACTTTTGAAGTGTTCAACACTATAGAAATGCCATTGATCACGGTTGTGGCGGATATGGAAGACAGAGGTGTTTGTTTAGACTTTGATGTATGTAAAAATTTACACGAAAAATATCACAGTATAAAAGAGGAACGGGAACAGACAGCTCAAAAGGTAATTTCAATGTATGACGATCAGATAGAAAACTATAAGTTGTCACATCCTAATTGTAAATTATCTACGCCTGTTTCTTTAACTAGCCCGACACAGCTTGCCATATTGTTTTATGATATTTTGAAATTGGAAAGTCCTGATAAGAAGTCCCCTAGAGGAACAGGGGAGAATATTTTAAAACATTTTGCAGAAGGTAAACATAAAGATTTGTGCAATGCTATTCTAGACATAAGGAATGTGGATAAATTACTAAGTACCTACGTAGACAAGATGCCTAAAGTGGTACTAAAGGATGGTCGTGTTCACGCTAATTATAATCAATATGGCGCAAAGACAGGCAGATTTTCTAGTAGTGACCCTAATTTACAAAACATACCTTCTCATAATAAAGAAATTCGTCAAATGTTTAAAGCTCAAGATGGCTATGTGCTGGTAGGTGCAGATTATAGTCAGCAAGAACCCATGGTTACTGCACACTTGTCTAATGATAAGAAGATGCAGGACGCATTTATACATGGCAAAGATATTTATGCTACGATAGCGTCTCTTGCATTTCACAAACCTTATGATGAGTGTAAGGAATTTAGACCCGATGGTACTGTAAATCCTGCTGGTAAGGAAAGACGAAGTCAAGCTAAAAGCATTGTATTAGGTATACTTTACGGTAGACAGATTCCATCTATTGGTGAGCAGTTGGGTGTATCTACTAAAGAAGCTCAGAAGATTTATGATTCTGTACTGAAAGCATTTCCGCAGTTGGCTAAATTCATCGATGAGTCTCAAACTATGGCAAAAGAAAAAGGGTATGTTACAACTGCTTGGGGTAGAAGAAGACATCTTGTAGATATGCAACTGGACAGGTATGAATTTACGAATTTGAATTTTGATCCGTTGGCGTTTGGTGAAGACCAATCTAATGATGTTTCGGAATCTGTCAAAAAACAGTACATTCAGAAATTAGATAAGGCTTTCGGGTGGAAACGTAAGAATGAAATAATACAACACGCATATAATTCTGGAATCAAAATAAAGGATAACACAGGGTTCGTTGCACAAGCAGAAAGACAATGTGTAAATGCCAGAGTTCAAGGTAGTGCTGCAGATATGGTAAAACTCGCAATGATTCATATAAATAATGATCAAAAGATGAAGGATCTTGATTTCCATTTATTGCTGCAGGTTCACGATGAGGTCATCGGTGAATGTCCAGAAAAAAATGTGGTTGAGGCTAAAGAGCGATTATCAGAACTTATGAAGCAAGCTCCATCTAAATTGATTAAACTGCCTTTCAGGTGTGATTGCGAAGTAACTAGAAACTGGTACGGCGAAGAAGTGGAGATTGAATAATGGAATTGTATTTAGCAGGTTCACAACAATCTTTTGAACATATAGAGAGAGAGGATGATTTAATGGATTTATATTTAGCTGGAGAATATGTATTCACAGGAAAAAGAAAATTAGATATTGGAATCATAAGAAATCGTCTTCTTTCTTTTGACTATCAAAAAAATTTTGTAAATACTATAATAGATTGGAGAGATAATACGGAATTATATTTAGCAGGAGCGGATAAATTTGGAAGAGAGGAGGTGAAACAGTATATGAAACTTTATTTAGCTGGGATGGAAGAGTCTTGTGTGGATAAGATTGACTGCAACGCCCTTTTCAGTTATATTGATCAAGGTAAATTGCAATTTGATAAACTGAAAGATTTTATAAAACCCGGAAAATTATTTATAGATTCTGGGGCGTTCAGTGCATGGACAAAAGGTGCTAAGGTAAATGTGAAAGAATACATTAGCTGGTTGAATGAAAGATCCGATGATATAAATCTTTGCGGTCAAGTGGATGTTATTCCTGGGGATAGAGTTTTCGGGGCTACACCTAAACAGGTTCGAGAAGCGGCACAATCAACATGGAATAATTATCTTTTCATGCGAAAAAGACTAAAAAACCCGGATGCTTTGTTATATACGTTTCATGTGGGGGAACCAATCGAATTTCTAAAACAGGCTTTAGAATGGAGAGATGAAAATGGAAATCCTATTCCTTATATGGCATTTGGGGGTATGGTTGGAAAGCCTGCTAAGATAAGGGATGTTTTCCTTGAGAAATGTTTCCGAACAATTCGGGAATCAAGTAATCCAAATATTAAGGTTCACGCTTTTGGTATGACGGATTTTGATTTATTAGAGAAATATCCTATATATTCTGCGGATAGTACAAGTTGGATTATGGTAGGGGCCATGGGAAATGTTATGAGCGATTATGGAAATATAGCCGTATCAAATAAACAAATTCATGATAAGAATCATTATAGTCATTTACCAAAGAAAGCTATTGAGGATTTTAATAAGACAATTCAGGAATTTGGATTTACTTTGGACGAATTAGCAGAGCATAGGGATAATCGGATATTATTTAATGCTTTGTATATGCAGAAAAAAGTGAAGGAATTAAATAACAAAGAAAGAAAATTCACTTTTAGAAAAAAACTTTTCTAAACTACTTGCAATATACCTTTTTATGTGTTACAATACAGAAAATTTAAGAATTACATATATCTTAGTTTAATGTCTGTGATACCGGACAGATACGGTCAAAATTATAGAAAGTGAGGAAACCACTATGAAAAAACCTAGAGCTCCTTCTTAATTTTTTTGATTTATTGTTTTATAAATTAAATTATTTGGAGGTATAATTATGAAAAATGAAGAATATATGAATTTAGGTGTATGTGAAGCTACTGTCACAATGAACTTGAATATTGGTGGACCATTTGGAGCAGTTGTTGTCAAAGATGGAGAAATTATTTCCGTTGCCAGTAATACAGTTCTTGCGGATAATGATCCAACAGCTCATGCGGAGATGAACGCAATTAGAAAAGCTTGTAAGAAGCTTGGAACATATGATCTCACAGGTTGTGAGTTATACGCCACAGGTTATCCGTGTCCTATGTGTTTATCGGCGATTATTTGGGCTAATATCAAGAAGGTATATTATTGTAATGATGTAAAACAGGCAGAGAATATTGGATTCCGGGATGATTTCATTTACAACTATATAAAGAACGGAAATTCGGACATATTAGATTTAGAATCTTGTATAACGGAAGAAGGTTTAGGTTTATATGATCAATATGTAGGGCTGCAGAAAATCATTTATTAAGGAGGAAAATATATGAAAGCGTTAGTATTAAGTTCTGGTGGAGTGGATTCTACGACGTGTGTAGCTTTAGCTGTTGACCGACATGGGGAAGAAAATGTTATCACCGCCTCTTTGTATTATGGTCAAAAACATGATAAAGAGTTGGAATGTGCTAGGAGGATTGCGGAGTATTACGGAGTACGACACATTGAAGAAGATATCTCCAACATAATGAAATATGCAGGTTCAGTGTGTACATTAGTGAAGGGGGGCGGTGAAATCTCCCATGAGTCTTATGCAAAACAGATTGAAAAGAATGGGAGGGTATCCACTTATGTACCATTTAGGAACGGCCTGCTTCTTTCTATTGCGGCATCTTATGCAGACAGTTTATTTCCAGATGAGGACGTACTCATTTATTATGGGGCTCATGCGGATGATGCTGCGGGTGAAGCCTATGCAGATTGTTCTCCGGAGTTTGTGAATGCTATGAATAATGCTATAAATATTGGAACTTATGGTAGAATTACTGTATTGAGTCCTTTTGTACATTTACATAAATCTGATATTGTAAAAATAGGTTTACAATTAAAAGTCCCTTATGACTTTACTTGGAGTTGTTATGAAGGTGGGGAATATGCTTGTGGTAAATGCGCCACTTGTTTAGATAGGAAAAAAGCTTTTGAATTAGCTGGAAGTGTGGATCCCATCTCTTATGAGGAATAGACATGAATTATAATTTTTTAAGTCGAGACGACAAAATTCTATACTGGATTATGATTAGTGTAAAAATATTTGCATGTTTATTAGCTTTATTGATTTATAGGAGGTTTGTATAATGTATTATGTATCAAAAAGAATGGAAATTGCGGGGGCTCATCATTTAGAGCTCCCTTATGACAGCGAATGTGAGAAACTACATGGGCATAATTGGATAGTTACCGTTCATTGTAAATCTGTTGAACTTACAAAATATGGAATGATTGTGGATTTCACAAAGATCAAGAAAGAAATACATGACAAGCTAGATCATTCTTGTATAAATGATGTTGTATATCCTCTTAACCCAACTGCTGAGAACATGGCAAGATGGATATGTAAAAGAGTTTCAGATATTTGTGAAGTTGGAAAGTGTTATAAAGTAGAAGTACAAGAAAGCGAAGGAAATACTGCTACCTATGTGGAGGATTAGATATGAAAGTAATGGAAATTTTCAAAAGTATTGATGGTGAAGGTAAGCGTGCAGGCTTACCCACCACATTTATAAGATTAGCTGGTTGCAATTTGCGATGTAGATACTGTGATACTTCTTACGCTTTTAATACATCCGAGGCAAAAGATATGCGTTTAGATGAAATTGTAGAAGAAGTTGAAAATTATGGTGTGAAGTCAATTACAATTACTGGCGGGGAACCTCTCGTTCATCCATATGTGGCAGACCTTCTTACAATGATGAATAACATGAATATCTTTGATATAAATGTTGAAACGAATGGGTCTATAGATCCTTCTCCTTATCACGATTTGAAGAATGTTTGGTTTACTGTGGATTATAAATGTCCATCAAGTGGGGAAGAGAGTCATATGAACCTAAGAGCGTTTGAATCTTTACGACCTCAAGATGTATTGAAATTTGTCGTTGGTGATAAGGATGATTTATATAAGGCTTCACAGGTAATTGAAAAATATAAACCAAAGTCTCAAATTTATTTTAGCCCTGTATTTGGATATCCTGCTAGCGAAATAGTAGATTTTATTTTAGCTCATAATTTGAATGATTGTAGAGTTCAATTACAGATGCATAAATATATTTGGGATCCGGAAGAAAGAGGTGTTTGATATGATTGATAAGAAAAGAATTGAGAAGGCGGTAAAAGAAATCTTAATTGCCTTAGGTGATGACCCGGAAAGACGCGGACTTGTGAATACACCCCGCAGAGTAGCTAAGATGTATGAGGAAGTATTTGAAGGAATGAATTACACGAACGACGAGATTGCAGAAAAATTCTGTAAATGTTTTGACACAGATAATAATGATTTAGTAGTTGTTCAAGATATACCTATTTTTAGCTACTGTGAACATCATTTGGCTCTTATGTACAATATGTCTGTTTCAATTGCATATATACCAGATGGTAAAGTCTTGGGTCTAAGCAAGTTTGCACGAATCGCAGATATGGTTGGAAAAAGATTACAGCTTCAGGAAAGAATAGGTTCTGATATCGCAGAAATTGTTCAGTTAGCTACAGGTTCTGAAGATGTCCTTGTAGTGGTGGACGGCGAGCATAGTTGTATGACATCTAGAGGAATTAAGAGCCGTGGGGCTAAAACTAGGACAGCTGCTATAAGAGGTGCATTTCTGGATAATGTAGAGCTGAGAAAAGAAGCTTATTCTTTAATGGGTCAAAAGTGAGGAGGAAACTATGAAGGTTGGAAGTGAAAGATTAAAGTCCGCTGTAACTAAAGCAATCAAAGGGTGTGGGTTCAATAAATTGATACCTTTAACAGAGTTAATTGGTATAAAGTTAGAAGAAGGCAACCTTAAATTTTATACTACCGATATGACAAATTACTTGACCATTACAATAGACAAGGTTTCTGGAGATGATTTTAATATAACTGTAGAAGCGGATAAATTTGGTAAACTCATAAATAAGATAACATGTACAGAGATTGACTTATCTGTAAAAGATGAAAATTTAGTTGTAAAAGGTAATGGTACCTATAAGTTGCCGCTTATGATGGACGAGGAAGGTGTGGTAGAGTTTCCAGTAGATGAGACACCTTTTGAAAGTATCGGAGAAGTTCAGTTGACATCTATCATGTCTGCTTATAACATTAACAGAGCAGCATTGGCTAAAACGTATGAGCAACCTGCATTGACGGGCTACTATTGTGGGGATAATGTGGTTACTAGTGATGCTATTGTTATCACATTTAATAGATTCCAGATGTTTAAAGATCAGGAAGATATGCTTATTTCCCCACAGATGATGCAGTTACTCACATTAAATAGTTCAGAAAAAATTGAGTTTGGCAAATCTGGAGATGATCTTGTATTTTGTGGAGACGGTGTAGAAATTAGAGGACCTCAGCTTTCGGGAATTGAAGAATACCCTATTGATCAAATAAATGCTTATCTTGATATTGCATTTGATTCTGTATGTAAGATTCCCAAAGAGTTAATGTTGGATGTGTTAGATAGATTATCTTTATTTATCACACCATTTGATAAAAATGGAGCTTATTTCACATTTGGTAGAACAGGTATTACTGTTCACTCTAAAAAAGACGCGTCTACCGAAACAATCAATTATATTGAGAGTAAGAACTTTAAAGGATTCACTTGCCTTGTAGATATTGTGATGATGAAAGAACAGTTACAGGCTTGTCCAGAGGATACTGTCACAATGTGGTATGGTAATGATAATGCTTTGAAGCTAGAGACCGGAAATGTAGTTCAGGTAATCGCTTTATTAGAAGACGATGAATAATATATGTTATTATAGGAGGTGATAAAAATTCACCTCTTTTTTAATATAAAACCCTTGACTTATGTGTTACAATAAGTTATAATATATACATAAGTTAAAGAAAAACACATATAAAGGAGGAAAAAGATATGAAAGAATCAAGAAATTCAAAAGACATTCAGGTAACAGACGGTGACAGATTATTTTTATTTACTCGTGATCAACAAGAGGTAGTGTGTAAATACTTTGGAAAAGATATCAGAAATATGGTAGATTATGAAATTGACGAGCTTTTGGACAAAGCAATTGATGACTTGGTAGTTCTTGAATAGAAAATGATCATTTGTGAAGCGATAACACATATAAACACCAATATATCAATACGAGGATTGGGGGAAGGTTGAGGTGACTGTAGTAGTATTGATATATTTTAGCTTTATTTAAAGAGGTGAGATAATGACAAGAAAATTATTAAATCTTATAAATAATAGATCTAAGGATCTAGAAGATAATAAAAAATTTCTCGTGGATGTAATGACATCCATTGAAAGACTTGATTCTAGTAATAGACGTAAACCAAGCCGATATTATAAACCAAGCTCTTTAAAATGTATGAGAAATATGTATTTTACAAGAGTTGGCGCTGATACAGATAAAGCAGATTCTCAGTATAGTATGATTGGAATGGCGGACACCGGTACAAGAAGACATGAAGCTATTCAAGACGTGTTGTTACAGCTTAAAGAGCTGGGCACAGATTGGGAGTATGTGGACGTTGCTAAATATGTGGAAAATAAACAAAAATTCGGAAAGTGTAAAAACCTTGTTGTCAAAGGTACATCAGGGGCGGAAACACATTTAATAGATACCGCATTAAATTTATCTTTCAGGTGTGACGGTATTATTAGACGTATTTCAACAAATGAGTATTATCTATTTGAGATGAAAAACGTTACCTCCTTTAAATATGCTAATGTGGAAAATCAACCTTTAGAAGAACATCATAATCAGGTTATTTGTTATTGTACTGCATTAGACCTTAACAAGGCGTTTGTTCTGTATGAAAACAGAGATTTCTGTACATTAGAATGCACGCTGTTTGAAGTTACAGAAGATATGAAGGAGTGGCTGGTTTCATATATAATGGAGTGTGAGGGATATGTAGAGAGACTTATAGCACCTCCAAAGACTGAAAATACTAAGACTTGCAGATATTGTAATTATAAAACGATTTGTAAGAAGGTGACATAATGAATGCATATAATGACACACCTTTATTTAAAGCTGTGAAGGCAAAGTGTTTAGATTGTTCTTGTGGGCATAAACAAGAAGTTATTAATTGTCCTATAAAGTCTTGCCCATTATATGTTTACAGATTAGGTATTACAACATTAATTGATGACAAGAAAAAACAAAGCAGGAGGTTTAGGAATGACGAATTATGAAAAATACAGGGATGAAATTGTTAAATTCAACTACATTAGTAACATTGGAGCGAGAGAGTTTTGCAATGATTTTGTTGAACCAAACATATTAAAACCTACAGGAAAAGGATGTTTAGATATTGATTGTGCCTATTGTCGTATGTTAATGTCAGTATGGCTCCTGGATCAATACAAAGAACCTAAGGAACCAGAGGTTGACTGGAGTAAAGTACCTGTAGATACAAAAATTTATGTAAAAGACAAAATAGAGGGCGAGTGGGATAAGAGGTATTTTGCCAAATATGAAGATGGTATTATATATGCGTGGGAGGCTGGTGGAACTTCTTGGTCCTGCGACACCACCGATGTGACAAGGTGGAGATACGTTAAACTTGCAGAAGAGGAAAAAGTGGAAAATGAATAAAGCCAGTGTGGAATAATGAGTAAATGGGTCCGGAAAGAAAATGAGGTGATAGAATGATAAAAGATAGCGGAAACAGAAGAGAATATGAAACGGGTGCGGTAAGAGACATCCAGGAAGGCAAAGGCAGATGTGATCTAATGCCTCTGGATGTGGTGGCGGAATACTTGACAGTGGGTGGGGACGAAAATCCCGTTTTGATGTCAATATATCAGTTCCAGAAAACAGGAGATACTGAGAGACTCTTTGATATTCTCGACATTTTCAATGATCGGAACTGGGAGAATGACGAAACAATGCTTCTGGAAGTTTCGAAGCATTTTGAAGAAGGGGCGGTGAAGTACGGAGAAGATAACTGGAAAAAAGGAATACCCGAATCGAGCTACATAGATTCTGCCGTGCGGCACTATCTGAAATGGCGGAGAGGCGATGATGATGAATGGCATGACAGAGCATTTGTGTGGAACATCATGTGTCTGATCTGGACACATGAGCACATCACAGACAAACCTGCGGAGGATAAGAGATGTGTTGAAACAGATTGTTTTTATAACAATGATTGCATCTGCACGTCCCCACTTACATCTGCAGTGAATCCAACAGCAGGCAAAGAGTGCGTTAATTACTGTGAGGACTAAGCTGCGATCCTTAGAAGTTCTCACCGAGGAAAGGAGGAGGAATGTGATGGCGTATGTATTAAAGGAACCCAAAGTGACTTGCAAAGATTGCGGAATAATCTTTACTAGAAAGAGCCATAAAACGATAAGGTGTCCAGAATGTCGAAGACAGTATGTATTAAAAAGAGAAAGAGAGTACAGTCGAGAAAGGTATGCGGAATTGAAAGGCACATCAGATACGAGCATGCCTCGAGAAGGTGTCAAATTGTCGATTTGCGACAAGAAAACATGCGCAAGGTGTAAATATTCCACTTTATTATCAGGCACGCTGGCTTGTGGGTATATCTTAAATACAGGTCACCGTAGAGGTTGTCCTGCAGGACAAGGGTGCAGTAAAAGAGAGCTGGGTACAAAGACAAGTTATTTAAAACTTTATTGAAAGGTAGGTTAAAAATGCGTAATTATGTTTTATTTGATGTTCAAGATATGGATGTAGATTCAGAATTAAATAATCTTGTAGAAATACCTAATTCCTACTCTCATGAGCCCTACTTAATAATGTCAAAGATGACGTTTAAGCTCATTAAAATGTTATCCAGCGGATATGATAATAAAGATAATTCATGGGTATATTATGGAGACTTGAGCTGGGTACCATATAAATTTCAAATCGCAATTGATAAAAGCATACCTTTTGGGGAAGTGAGGGTGAAATAATGATATATATAGGAATTGATCCGGGTAAGAATGGTGGAATAGCTTTCATGGGTGAGGGTAAAAATAACAGCGAAACATATCCGTACTCTGATGATGTCTTATTAGATGTTTGCACTATGTATGAAGGAATGAATGTGATATGTTATCTTGAACACGTTCACGCGATGCCCAAGCAAGGAGTATCAAGTACATTTAATTTCGGCGTGAACTTTGGTTTCATTCAGGGTGCACTAAGAGCATACGGCATTCCTTACGAATTAGTGACACCACAGAAATGGAAGAAAGAATTTTCCTGCACTTCTGATAAAAATACATCTATCGAAGTATGCAAGAGATTATTCCCGGATGTGAATCTAAAAGCAACAGACAGGTGCAGAAAACCACATGATGGAATGGCAGAAGCATTATTGATAGCAGAGTATGGAAGGAGACATTATAATGGAAAAGAAGAAAATTGATGGTGTGAAGGAGGATTATTATATTGGAACAGATGGCAATATTTATAACTCAAAAGATAAAATTGTAAGGTGTTATAAGAAAGATTTTGATAATTGGGGACATCCTAGAATAAAGCTCACAAATAAAGATACAAATAAAAAGAAATTTTTTTATATAAAAAAATTGGTAGCAGATGCTTTTATACCAAATGATTTTCAAAGAAAATCTTTGTATCATTTAGACAAAAATTTTGAAAATAATTCAGTTGATAATTTATGTTGGCATAATCCAGGTGTTCCAGATTTAGCAATTAAATCTTTATCAGAGTTTAAGAAAATTATCGGTTTAGAAAATTATGGGATACATCCAAGCGGATTTTTAATAAATTTAGATAATCCTACAGAGAAGATAAAAACATATATATCCAAAGAAGGGTATAGATACGTTCACATAAATAACAAATATCTATACATTCACAGGTTAGTTGCACTTGCATTCTGTTATAACCCAGATAAGAAAAAATATACAGTCGTAAATCATAGGGATGAGAATAAATTAAACAACAGAAAGGAAAATCTTGAGTGGGTTTCACAAAAATATAATCTTGCATACAGTAAAAGCCGAAGAGCTTTAGGGATAGAAAAAGGAACAATACCAGATAAAGCTTATGGAGAGGGAGAATATTATAATGGCAAGTCGTAGAGAAGGAATAAAAGTAAATGACGAACAACCAAAAACTGCTGAAGCTATAATGAAAAATGTGGATAACCTAAGTGATATAATACAGGAAACATCGGATAAGCTTATAGAAAAATATTGCAAACCACTTGATGTAGAAATGGCAGTTATTAGATTGGAGTTGAAAGAAAATAACTCTCTAACTGATGATACATTAGAGAAGCATATATTAGAATTAGCAAATATATTATATTTCACAGGTTCTGCACAGGAAGATTTAGGTATTAAAGAAGATACTTGCAAAGCTATAAGACAAGAAGTATATTCAAAAGCAAGGGAGCAAGCAACCGGAAAGACAGTTGCAGATAAAACGGCACAAGCAGAACTAACGGCACAGGCAGAAACAATGACACTTGCTATATATTCAAGAGCTTATAAGAAAGTAAAATTAAGAATGGATGCAGGGTATGAAATGCTCAATAGCTTAAAAAAAGTAATGAATAAACGTATTACAGAAATGGAACTGTCTAATAGCAGATATATAAATCATAGTGGAAGCGAGGGATAATATGACAGAAATTGAAGCTATCGAAGAACTAAAATATGACTGTAATGAGCTTGGTAAAGCCATCCCATGTGATACTTCATGGGGGAGTTCTTTTGAAAATGCTTATAGAATGGCAATAAAAGCACTTGAAAAACAGATAGCCAAGAAGCCTAGATTTTTTGCATTTAATTATTATTGTAGTGGTTGTGGTAATCTTGTAGGGAATAGCGCGTTCGAATGGCGAAGATTCAAATATTGTGATACTTGTGGTCAAAAATTAGATTGGAGTGGGGAACAGGAGGATGAACATGAGTAATCTAGATGTAATTTTAAAAGATTTGAACAAGAAAATGAAAATAGGCAATATTCAACTTGGTGTAGATTTTCAGGATGTGGATAAGATACCATTTTCTTCTTGTCGTTTGAACTATATGACACACGGAGGTCTACCTGTGGGCAGGATAGCTGAATTTAGCGGTGCAGAGGGCTCCGGGAAGACTACTACAGCATTAGATGTAGCAGGGCAGTGTCAAAAGAAATTTCCTGACAAAAAAGTTATGTTTGTAGATATCGAAAGTACATTCAATTCAGGGTGGGCGGAGAAAATGGGAGTGGATATTGACAGTATTATCCTATTTCGACCAGATTCACAGGGGGCGGAAGATGTATTTCAAACATTGTTAGAAATCATGAACACTGGTGATATATCTTTAGTAATTTTAGATTCTATCGGAGCTATGGTCTCAGGATTAGCAAATGAAAAAGATATGACCGAAAAGACATATGGAGGAATTAGTCAGTCCTTAACGCTGTTTTCTAAAAAAGCCACTCCTGTCTGTGCAAGAACAAATTGCACGTTTATAGGTATCAATCAGATAAGAGATGATATGAATAGTATGTATGGGGGTACGGTCACGACAGGGGGAAGAGCTTGGAAGCATGCTTGCACAACAAGATTATCTTTCAGACATGGTAATTTTATTGACGAAAAAGGCACAGTGTTATCAAGAGCTTGTGAAAATCCGAGAGGGCAGTTAGTACAAGTTCATTTAGATAAATCTAAAGTATGTCCACCAGATAGAAAAACTGGATTCTATACATTAATGTATATGACAGGCATAGATTATGTGTCTGATGCATTTGATGTAGCTGTTAAATTTGGCATTATACAGCAATCAGGTTCTTGGTTTCGTTTAGTTGATGTGGAAACTGGAGAAATAATGAGTGTACAAAATTCCGAAATAAAAGTACAGGGTAAGAGTTCATTTGTGAAATTATTGAAAGAAGAGCCCGATCTATATAAATATGTTTTGGAATCCATTGAGAAATGTGACATACCCACTTGACAACTCTATTCTTATGTGTTACAATATATATACATAAAGTAAAAGAAAATGATTAAAAGCCGAGCGGATGCCGAAAGCAAAAGGAGGAGCGTAAATGAAACAGATTAATTATGAGGAAGAACACAGAAAACTGTGGAACTATCTTGCGGATAATCCGAAGGCCGGGAAGTTGGACTATTTTAAAGACTGGGACTACGACAGTATCCCGCATCGAGAATGCTTTGCCTGCGAGGCTGCTCTCCAAGAGGCTAATCGCATGGGCATATATCATATCTGTAGGTTTTGCCCTCTCGGCGGAGAGTGCGTTGTGGGCTGCCGCGACGGCTTATATATAGAATGGTATGAGGCAGTGAGCCCCGAACGTCGACAGCAGCTGGCACTTCAAATTGCTAATCTACCATGGAAGGAGAAAGAAAATGAATACTTCATATATGCAGTTAGAAAGAAAAATTTTATTAGATAGATTGGGGAAGAAAAATTTGATACCTGAAGAGGCTTTAAATTATATTAGAGCTCATAATTTTGCAGACGACTCTATTTTTAAAATGCGTAGTGAGGGGTATATAACAGATGCTTTACAATTATTATTGTTATTTCCAGAAGAATCAGTAAGATATGCACTTGTGGATGATGATACTAATAAAATTATATCATTGTTTACTTCCGAGGAAGGAGTTAAAAAAGCTTTTGATTCACATACAAGTACTTGGGTCAGATGGGAGGAATTTTAATTATGAAAAAACATATAAGAGAAAATTCACTCATGGATTACATAATCTCAGGATTACCTTTTATACTTATTATAGTTCTGTCCAGTATTGGATATTTTATTACAGGCACGGTATAAGGAGGATTATTTGAAAAGTAATGCATGGCTTAATGGTCAGGATATATTGAATTGGTACAAAACACCATATTCAATGCAGTTTACTGAAGACGGGTTCCCGATATTGGAACCTCTCCGAGATTTTAAATTACCTAGAAGAGGTGTTACGTTTTTACCCTTTAATTATGCGATGTCCAATAAAAATAAAAATGCGTATATTCACTTTTATCTTCAAGATTATCAGTTTAATCGTATATGGAATAACCCAATGAAGTACATAGACATATTAGCCGAATATGAAGGTGTGGTAATGCCTGATTTCAGTCTTTACTGGGATATGCCTGAACCTTTACAGAGGTTTAATCATTATAGAAATTTGTGGTTTGCTAAATTATGTCAAATTAATGGCATAACAACTATACCTTCTGTAAATTGGAGTCACGAGAAATCTTTTGAATTTTGTTTTAGTGGATTACCTAAAGATTCTGTACTCATGGTATCTGCAGTAGGTTCTAGTAGACAAAAAGAAGTATTACCAAGATTTCTGACAGGGTTTGAAAGAATGCTAAAAGAATTACAACCCAAACAAATTTTATTAAGATCTGTAGAATCTTTATATGAACTATTGACAAAACAATTCGACTCTTCTATAATTACATTTGTAGACTATAGAAAGGAGAATTATAAAGATGGGCGGTAGAGGTTCTGCAAGTGGCAAACAAAGTGTTTCTTCTGCGTTAGGAAAGAAAACGTTAAAATATAATCAAAATAATCCTTCTGACCTAGACGATGCTGTATCCTGGACGAACCCCCATTATGGGGAGACAGGTTATACAACTAATTGCCAAAGATGTGTAGTAGCTTTTGAGGCTAAAATGCAAGGTTACGATGTGGAAGCGTTACCTAACTCTGTAGGTGATGAATACCCGCGCAATTATAATTGGCTTAAATTTTTTGGTAAAAATGTCACCGATATCGTAACTCCTAACGGTCGTACCGTGAGAAATCCGACTGTGAAAAGTACGACAGGTAGGATCTTATCAAAAATGGGTGAGTGGGGAGAAAATTCTAGAGCCGTCTTGACCTTTTCCTGGAAAGATAGAGATTTTGGTCATGTGGTGAGTTTAGTAAATACTTCAAAAGGTGTTAAGATATTTGATCCACAGACTGGTCGTCAATCATCCTTTGAGGGTTTGTTAGGACGTGTTAATCTAAAAAGTACTAAGTTAATTAGAACAGACGATTCAAATTTAAACAATCCTTATATTAAGGAGGCTGTCAAACCGAGTTTATAAACGATGAAAGGAATGGTTAATATGAGAAAAACAACATCAAACAAATCTAAAGTGACAAAAACTATGAAAAAGGCAAAAGAAGCACCTCTCCCAAAAGGGCATAAAGATGTGTTGCCTCAGTCTTACTATGATACAAAGGATAAGAAACCAGGAGGGGTGTATTAAAATTACTGAAAAGAGAAACAATGTGAAGAGGTGGTAAAAATTCACCTCTTTTTTTGTAAAACTCTTGATTTATGTGTTACAATAAGTTATACTGGATACACAAGATAAAGGAGAAATGATAGGAGGTGTTTCACGTGACTAATAATGAAATTATACTTACATATATGAATCTACATGGTTTAGATCCCGATTTAGTAGTGTTACACACTTATAGTCAGTGGAAAAATTTAGGATTCAAGGTTAAACATGGAGAAAAATCTCAACATAAGATATCTATATGGAAAAAATCCAGTAAAAAGGTTGAGGTGGAAAAGGAAGACGGGACCACAGAACTTATAGATAATGGCAGATATTTTTTAAAGGATTCTGCATTTTTTACACAAAATCAAGTCGAAAGGATAACTGAAAATGAAAAGCATATTCAGTAAAATACACAGATTTGAGGACATGGAGTTCATACAGGGTGAACAATTCACGTTCACCCTCAATTCAAATAAATCGTACAACCCGATTAAACAAGAATCTATATCCAGCAAGTTTGAAAATAATAAATTGTATAGGATAACAGTTAAAAAATATATGACACAAAAATCTAATAGAGACTTTGACTTTATGAGCAAATGGAATAAAGATATTCCAATGCCGTTTGTGCGGATGACCGCTAAAGTTATTAAGCAGACACGAGGTATGATATATGCCGAGTGTTTCGGGGATATAGAAGAAACAGACATTTGTATGAAATGTGGTAGACCTCTTACTAATCCTGTATCTAGATTATATGGATTAGGCCCAGAATGCGGACAACACGCTTATATAAATCCTTTTGATACAGAAGATGAACTCCGAGAACATTTAGAAGAGGTTAAAACTAAAATACAGAATATAAAATGGACAGGTTGGATAATAAAATCTGCAATAAAAGATTGTGAGGATATAACAGATGAATAATAAACAGATAATTTCTAGTAATCAGGAGCTACACATAGCTTATAAGATAGGGGGTGAAGTGCAGCCTAATAGTGGTGGTACAAAGTTTGGAGGGGGGGATATTTTAACAGACAATTTTTTAATAGAAGCCAAAACGCCTGTCACTCCAAAGTTGTCTTTTTCTATACGTCATGAATGGCTTATGAAGGCTCAGGAGCAGGCTTATGAGCAGGGAAGAATTCATGCTGTGCTAGCATTTCAATTTCAACCTTATGGCAATAATTATTATGTTTTAAATGAAAATGATTTTATAGATTATGTTAATTGGAAGGAAGGAAGATATGACGATTAAAGTTAAAATTTTACCAGAAACAACAAAAGACCCTATATCATTAATAGGCAGACGAGCAGGATGCTGCACGCATGCTTGTGTTGATGATCCAGATAAAAATTTCCGTAGAGGTATGGATTGTTTGAAATCTAATCATGGTAGAGCACTTGAATTTGTACAAGTGGATATGGAAATAAGTGGTGTTAGTAGTCGTGTTATTAGAGAGTGGTATACACATATTGGAGGGCTCCCAACAAGACTCCAGGAAAGTACTAGATATGTTAATTATGGCTGTAATATACCTTTTGTTTTGCCTGAGTCCATAGCATCCGATCCAGATGTGTTTGAATATACGATGCAATTCGGTAAGCAATATGCAAAATTTATAAGTTTTTTAAAGACTAAAAATATTCCATTAGAGGATATAGCGATGTTTTACCCATTGGGAACGGAAACAAAAATTGTTGATCATAGAAATTTGCGCAACTTAATTGAAATGTCGCATCAGAGGATGTGCAGAAGAGCTTACTGGGAGTATCGAGAAATATGTGATATTATAAGGAGAAAATTGTGTGATTACTCTGAGGAGTGGGCAATAATAGTTGAAGGCTATTTGGTGCCTAAATGTGAGTATTTGGGAAGGTGCCCAGAGAGTAATAGTTGCGGGTGGATTAATAAACAGGAGGATTAATATGGCAAAACAATCTTTAGCGGTAAAATATAGACCTAAAACTTTTGACGATCTAACTGAACAAAAAATAATCAAACAAATTTTAGAAAATCAGGTTAAAACTGAGGAATTTCAACATGGTTATTTATTCACAGGTCCTGCGGGAACAGGTAAGACAACGTCTGCCCGAATATTTGCAGGAATGATAAATAAGGGCGTAGGAAATCCTATTGAAATAGACGCAGCATCTAATAGTGGTGTGGATAATATTCGTACTGTAATCGAGGATGCTAAACGAAAGCCTATTGACGGGGATTATAAAATATTTATAATTGATGAATGTCATTCTTTAAGTTCAGGAGCATGGCAAGCACTGCTGAAATTATTAGAAGAGCCCCCTAAAACTGCTATTTTTATTTTATGCACAACAGATCCACAAAAGATACCCGCTACAATCTTGTCTCGTGTTCAGAGATACACGTTTACTAAGATAAGTACAAATGGTATTTTACATAGATTAGATACTATCATAGCACATGAGATGCCAGACGCTCACGTGGAAGCGGATGCTATTATGTATATTGCAAAAGTATGTTCTGGAGGTATGAGAGACGCTATCACATTGCTTGACAAGTGTATGTCTATTACTTCTGATATAACTATGGAAAATGTTCTTGAGATAATTGGTGCGGAAGATTATGCATCTATGTTTGAATTGACGTATTTTATACTGGAAAAGGACAGTTCCGGAGCGTTTACATTTATAGACAGTGTCTATAATTCAGGTAAGGATCTCAAACAATTTATACGAGATTATTATAAATTTATTCTTGATGTGCAGGCATATATGTTACTTGTAAATTTTGATTATATCAATATTCCTAAAACAGACAAAAATGTTGAACATTTGGATTATATAAGAAACACGTATTATGAAAATATCTCTAAGCTGTTAGAGTTTTTGATGGAACTAGATTACAGAATCAAGTGGGATCCTGATCCTAAGACGATTATTCAGTCATCCTTATTGATCTTTTGTGCTCACAAGGAGGTGTAGTAAATGGTAGGGCAGCACAATAATATACGCACTATTATGCAATGGCGTATAAACAGATCCATTCCTAGGTTCATAATAATTGAGGGTTCAGTGGGGTCTGGTAGGTTAACACTGTCTAAAATTATTGTGAAGTTAATAGGTACTGGAGTTATATCTGAAAATAACTCAAAAGAGAGTGTGAATAAAATTATTAGTATGGCTAATAGTATAACAGACCCAACAGTCTACATTTTTAGAGATGTGGATGATATGCATGTCTCCGCTAAGAATGCGTTATTGAAAGTGGTTGAGGAACCTCCTAATAAGGCTTATTTTATAATGACAGTTCAGGATATTTCCAATTTGCTGGGAACATTAGAGAGTAGGGCAGTACATATTAAAATGGAACCTTATTCTTTAAATGAATTATCTCAATTTTGTAATGATGACAAAATTCTCAAATACGCAACAAATATCGGTGAAATAATTACTTGGAAACTTGAGGATGTTGAGAGTGCTGAAAACGTCGTGCATGATTGTTATGAAGCATTAACAGACTGTAAGAGGTCTAAATTATTAAAAGCAACCACAAATTTAAGATCTAAGGCGGCGGATAACACTAGATTGGACTGCACTCTGTTTATGCAAGTATTTGTCCGTAAGCTTATAGAAATGGATTTCTTGGGTAATTGTAATATGGATATTTTGGATATAGTTGAAAAATGTAAAAAAGAGTTTAAGGTTTCTTCAATTAATAAAAAGTACAGCATTGAGGTTATGTTGATGAATATGATGGAGGCACTTGAAAATGCAGCTATTTCCTAGGAGATGGACAACTATAGACAAGGTTGAGTTCCTACAGCGCAAAGTTTTGATAAACAGTATTATTTATTATAATCGTGATACCAGTTTAATGTCTGACTATAAATTTGACGAGTTGTGTAAACAATTAGTGGAATTGCAAAAACAAGTGGATGTTGAAGACACTATGTATGGGTACGTGTTTTACGATTTTGTGGGTAACACTGGATTTGATTTGTATTACAGGCTCACAGAGCACGATCAAAAATATTTAGATAATATTGTAACACATATATTGACAATGTGTAATAAATCTGTTAAAATAAAATCACACAAAGGAGGTACGTTGTTCTGATGGAATTGAAAGAATTAATGGAAAAAATATCAAAAAATGATATTCCACATTTTCTAATTTTATTTGGTGAGGAACAAGGTATTCTGGATGTGTATCTCAATAGGCTGAAATGCTTTGCTCAGCATATTAGTACTTCTTTTCAATCTGTGATGGACGTATACAGCAGAAGAGGAATAAAATCACTTGATTCCTCTTCTAAGTTATACGTCATAAATAGGGACGAGTCCTATAAGCAGATGGAATCAAAGTGGGATGATGTGTCTAACTATTTCTCTAAATCTAAAGATATTGTCATACTCAAGTATGATAAACTTAAAAAGAATGAGAAATTTTATACACGAAATAAAAAATATTGTGTAGAGTTTAAGCCTTTGACTGATGAGATATTGTATCCGCATATTTTTAAAACTGTGCCTATAAATAGCAACAACGGGTATAAACTTATACATTATTGTAACAACGATTATGGCAGGTTGTTGCTGGAATTGGATAAACTTAAGCATTATATGATAAGTTCTAAGGAACAAGATCCTGATAAAGCATTTGATATTATGGATGAACATAATGCTTTTTATAAAGAAATTGGAGACATAACATTTGAATTAACTGACGCAGTGTTATATGGAGATATTGACAAATCCTTTAGAAAATTAGATGAAGCTAAAAGGAAAGGTGAGTCTCCTATGCTTATCGCTTCTGTACTGTATAATGGGTTCCGAAATATGCTTGCAGTTCAATCATTAGGTAAGAATAAAAAAGATGCATCTAAAAGGACTGGATTACAAGGATGGGAAGTTCATAACGCCATTAAAAATATGGGTGCGTACAGCGTAAAAACATTAGAAAGAAATATAAAATTGTGTCAAAAAGTTGAAACCGGTGTCAAAACTGGAAAAATAAGTGACACTATAGCATTAGACTATTTAATTCAAGGATGCTTGATTTAATCTTGATTTAATATAGTAGCGAATCGTTAAATTTTGCAAAGTTCAATTACCTCTATATTTTGTTTTGTTTGCTCCTTTGAAATAGACAGCTTTGATTCGCGGCTGTCTTTTTTTATTGCAAAACTATTGACATTTCATTCTTTATGTGTTACAATATATACATAAGTTAAGGAAAAACAAAACATATAAGGAGGACAAAGATATGAAAGGATTAAAAAAATATAGATATTCAGAAGACGCCTATCAGCAGGATTGGAAACTCGGTGTTGATACAGTCGATTTTGACTTATACGTTGGAAACGCACGTATGATTTCTAAAATCTACGGCGGATTTCAAAAATCTGGTGTAGCTGACCCGATGTATAGTGAAAAGCCGAGGTTTAATTTTTGTAAAAATTACGGTCTCATTGTTGAGACTGTAAACAGCAGCGAGCCACAAATGTGGATCATTTCCGCTGATGTCGTATTAGATTATATTTTAAATGATATAGTCGAAGAAGTATAACTGAAAGAATAAGGAGGGAACAAAGACAAACTGGGAGAAGCCCACGCTAAGGAGATGATCGTGGAGATTGGACGCGTAGCGATGGAGGACAAAAGGATCGCAGAGTTCGAAAAGGAAATATGCTGCGGGAAAGAGGTACTTATATGAATGATAAATTAAGAACTGCTATTTATGGATTTGCAGTGGGTGACGCCTTTGGCGTTCCTTATGAATTTTGTGCCAGAGGTGTGTATGTAGGGGAGGATATGACGGATGGGGGCATATGGGCACAACCAAAAGGAACATGGTCGGATGACACTGCCTTATTGCTAGCCACATGTGATGCTATTAGAAAGGATGGCGGAAAAATCAGACGCAAGTCTTTGTTAAACAATTTGAAAGACTGCATAGAGGGTAAATATTATATTAATAATAGAGTGTTTGATGTTGGTACAACAACATTACAATCACTAAAAAAAGGAGCTGGACTATGCTCAGAACATAACTGTGGTAATGGGTCCTTAATGAGAATACTGCCATTAGCGTTTATACGAAATGGCTTATTCCACACAGGAACAATCTCTAGTATAACTCATGCACATCCATTATGTATTTATGCTTGTAAGCGATATTTACGCATGGTTCGTGAATTATGTGCAAGGCCTGATAACGCAAAAAACATAATTTATGATTATGGTTCACATGTAGTGAATCAACATGTGGATAATATTAAATCTACTGGTTATGTAGTAGATACGTTGAATAGTGTGTTATGGTGTTTATATCATACCAACTCTTATAAATTAGCTGTAATGCAGGCAGTTAAACTAGGAGGGGACACGGATACAATAGCAGCATTAACTGGAGCTTGTGCAGCATTAATATATGGAATTGACAGTATCCCACAAAATTGGATGGAAGATCTTAAAGGCAAGGATATAATAGAAAGGAGTTTGTTCTAAAACTCAAGTATTGCCGAAAGCTGAAAATGCACAGGAGGGTACTAAAAATGAATGAATTGGAACAGACCACATGTAAAAGATGTGGGCGTAAATTAAAGACAGAGGCCTCAATAAAATTGGGTATGGGTAAAACTTGTTTTAAGAAATGGCAACAAGAAAACAGACATAAAAAACTAATCTACTTTGTAAATAACGATACACCCTATGTAGAACCTATTAACTAGTGATTAAGAAACGATTTACAAAAAATCCTTTTTATATTATACTTTTATTATGATATAGGAAGGATTTTTTAATTATGCCGAATTATAATTCAACTATTAGAAAATTACAATTAGCTTTAAAACAACAAGGATTTATTGTTTCTATTTCTTATTCACAATTTTATAATCAAGACAAAGATTGCTTTGTAACAATGACATCTGTCAGACATAAAAATAAGGTATTATTCAGATCGGGTAATAAAATTGTTGTAATAAAAAATCTTGCACAAATTTTGAATATTATAAAGCACATAAATAAACAGCTGAATGATGTAGATCATACACTTATAGATCAGATAGAGAAAACAATAGCCGAGACTAAATTTAAGAAAGAAAGAGAGGTATAAAATTGTGCCAGTTAAACCGGATTATTTAACTCAGCGTCAATTCGATTTTGCTGAAAATTATTTACAACACCAGAATGCAACACAAGCTGCATTAGATGCAGGGTACAAAGCAAAAAATGCGGGGGTGCAGGGTTGTCAAATGTTGAAATCTCCAAAGATTCGCAAGTACATACAGGAGAGAATGGATGCAAGAAATCGTAAAAAAATTGCGGACACTGATGAAATTTTAGAGTATTATACAAGGGTAATGAGGGGGGAAGAAAGAGATCAATTTGATTTAGATCCATCGTTACAAGAAAGAACAAAAGCGGCAGCGGAATTAGCCAAAAGAGTATTCACTAATACGTCAGTAGAAGCTAAAGTAACAATAGTAAATGATATACCAAAACCGGAGGCGGGAAAATGAAAAATATTACACAATTAAATAATATATATACTATATTAAATACATTACAAAATAAAGGTACTGTATATATGTTTGACCTATTTACAAATAGAACTAGACCACTATACGGTAAACAGCTTTTATCCTTAAATCATTATTTACAAATTGAAGACTATGATGATATTTACAAAACAGAGGAAGAACCCTACACAATCAAATATAGTGAAGTACAGGAACTCATTGACAAGTATGATCTTAACCCTTTATTCTTAACACAGTTTAAAAAGGACTTTACTAGCCAACGCTATCTGTATTTTATTATCGATTAAAGTGTGGGCTAGCTATGGTTTTTAGAGAGGAATGTAATGTTTGGTGGTAAACGCACAGATGATATAGAAGTCAAATTAACAGATTGTATAGGTTCCGCATTTTATGATATGCACTGGGATATTATAAATGAAAAGCACACATACTATAATCTCATGGGAGGAAGAGGTTCCTTAAAATCTTCTGTTATAGGATTTGAAATTGTTTTGGGTATAATGAGTGATCCTGACGCTAATGCCGTCTGTTATAGAAAAGTTGGGGATACTTTAGATACGTCCGTGTATGCACAAATTCAGTGGTGCATTGAGAAGCTTAATGTGGTAGATCAATGGAAATTTACAACTAGTCCTAAGAAAATCACATATTTACCTACAGGACAGGTTATTCTTTTTAAAGGTCTTGATAAAGCTGCTAAATCAAAATCCATAAAAGTTCCATTCGGATATATAAAATACCTGTGGTTCGAAGAACTTGATGAATATTTAGGAGAGGAAGAAATAAGAAAGACTCAACAGTCCGTTGTAAGAGGTGGAAATAAGTTTTTCGTATTCAAATCAATGAACCCACCTAAATCTAGAACTAACTGGGCTAATTCTTATATGGAAGTTGAGAAGAATAAACCTGATACATACACATCACACACTACCTATTTACAGGCTCCAAGAAGGTGGTTAGGAAGACAGTTTATAGACGATGCTAACTGGATGAAGCAAATAAATCCAGATGGTTATAAACATGAGTATCTTGGAGAAGTTATTGGTAATGGTACTAATGTATTTGATAATATAAGATTGGAAACAATTACAGATCAGGAAATTAAGTGGTTTGATCATATTCATATGGGTATTGACTGGGGTTGGTACCCAGATCCATTTCACTGGGGTAAAATGCATTTTGATTCTAATAGACAAATATTGTATATATTTGATGAATACAGAACATGGAAAACAAGTAATCGTGATACGTGGAAATATTTAAGAGATGAAAAAGGTGTAGGACTACATGACAGAATAATATGTGATTCGGCAGAACATAAATCCGTTGCTGACTATAGAAGTTATGGAGCAGATGCAAGAGATGCTCAAAAAGGTCCGGATTCTGTGCGGTACGGAATAAAATGGTTACAATCTTTAGTAGCCATAGTTATAGACCCAGCACGTTGTCCAGAAACAGCAAAAGAGTTCAATGAATATGAATATGAACTTACGCCAGACGGGCAGGCAACATCAAATGTACCTGATAAAGATAATCATAGTATAGATATGGTCAGATATGCAATGGAGCCTGTGTGGAAAAGAAAAGGACAATAAATTGTATACTTTTGTATCGTTGTATATTATAATAAAATATGGAGGAACTAAAAAGTATTTAATTTATAGAAAGGAGAGTATATGGCTTTTTATTCGTACCCATTTGAATCCCAAAATACCGGCACAGCTGAGCAGCCTGTATATGACAGGGCGATAACAGCTGAGAATGAACGCCAGTTTAATAAATTGAGATATACAAATGGTGTATTCATAGAATCATCATTAGATGATGATTTACAAGTAATCCCAGGTAATGGGATGGCTGTGAAAGTATCTAAAGGTGGTTGTCACATTGAAGGAGCTTTGGCATATAATGACAACGCTATCACATTGTCATTAGAAGCGGCTAACGCAACACTAAGAAGAATAGACAGAATAGTAGCTAGATTTAATACCTCAACTAATGTTAGATCTATAATGGTGTATGTGAAAACAGGCACAAATGCCACTAATCCTGTAGCCCCTGCATTACAGCGTGAATCTAATTTCTGGGAACTGGGTTTAGCGGATATAACAATACCTGCAGGAGCAACATCTATTAGTGCTTCTAATATATTGGATACAAGAATGGATGATAGCTTGTGTGGTAGAGTGTTACCAGCTATTCCATATGTAACTCAGTTAGGAGCACTATATCAGCAGTATCAAGAACTAATTGATTCAGCGTTGAGTGGTACTGTAGCTGGACAGTTAGAAGCTAGAATAGCTGCAGAAGAAGAGAAAATACAGCCAGTTAACAAAGGTGGTACAGGTGCTACTACAGCAGCTGTTGCAAGAGCGAATCTAGGAGTGAAAAAATGCGGAGAATATGATATCTTACCTATAGCGAAAGGTGGTACGGGCGAAACGACAGCGATAGAAGCACTGAAAGCATTAGGCGGCTTATCATGTACAAAGATATGGGAAAATGCAAGTCCTACAAGTGCATTTGCAAATCAAACTTTAACATTAGATTTTTCCAGTTATGATTTAATGATAATTTTATTTAACCTAGACAGCAATAGCAGAAGTACTTCCCCAGCGATTGTACCTATTGGGCATCCGGGTTTATCTGCGTATGGGAATAACGTTCGTACTTTTTTGACTTACACAAATAGCATTAAGTTTGACACTGTGTCACCTAGCTCTGCTGTGATGATTCCTTATGCCATTTATGGTGTGAAAGGAGTGATATAAATGAGTAAATACGCATTGAATTTAGATGCGGACGGCAGGATACTGTCTGCTACATATGAAGCGTATGCGGTGGCAGGTATGCCAGTCGTGAGCACATTGCCGGATGGTGACATCACAGACTACAAATATATAGACGGCTCGTATGTTCATGATCCGCTGCCAAAGCCCGATCCGCAGCCGACAGAACCAACGGCGGAAGAATTGTTAAATATCATACTTGGTACAGGGGGTGAAACTAATGAGCAATAAAGCATTGGCAGCAGAGCAGCTGCGAAGGGCATTGCAATTGTTTGTCCAGACATTGGATGATGATGCAGCACTGGAAGTTGCAACAGTATTTCCAGCATACGCAGTCGGCAGGGCATATGCCGTGGGGGACATGTTTTCATATGGCGAAAACAGCACAGGCGATCCACAGCTGTATAAGGTGGTGCAAGCGCATACATCGCAGGCAGACTGGAAGCCTGATGCGACTCCAGCGCTGTATACTGCGATCGGCTTGACACCGGCAGGCTATCCGATTTGGAGCAAGCCGACAGGAGCACACGATGCCTATAACAAAGGCGATATTGTCAGCTACAATGAAAAGCTCTATAGATCGCTGATTGATGGCAACACATGGTCACCTGACGAATATCCTGCCGGATGGGAATTATACACCGAATAATTTTAGGCACCCACTACAGGCTGACTTTTTATTTAAAAAAGGAGGGTTATCATGGCAAAACATAAAAGGCTAGTGATTGCGATATGTGTTGTTGCGGCACTGACAATCGCTGCGGCGGCGTTTCTGTTTATGACTACACCGAAACCGGCTGCCGCTGTAGGGTATACGATATATGTAAACGATGATGGCAGCGCGACTGTCAACATTAACTGTATAAACAATATTATACAGCTGCACAAAGACGTAGAAATTGAAGGGAAGATATTCAAAGCCGGGACGGTAATATTACCAGGAAATGGTGACGAGATTTATTATGAGTACACGAGAAAGGATACGGTGATTAAATGAAAACACTGAAGAGTAAAGCATGGTGGAAAGCTGCAGGCGTAAGAGCTGTAAAGACGATGGCGCAGGCGGCAATCGCCACGATTGGAGCATCCACAATGATTACAGAAACAAATTGGATTATGGTGGCATCCGCAACCGCTATGGCGGGGCTACTGTCATTGTTGACGTCGGTGGCAGGTCTGCCGGAAGTGGAGGAAAAATAATGAAGAAACTTTTTATATCACAGCCAATGAAGGGTAAAAGTGACGAGGAAATACTTCGTGAAAGAGAAAAAGCGATTAGTGATGCGCAGAGTTTTTTCGGGGAGCCTGTGGAAGTAATCGATTCATTTTTTCAAAGTGCGCCGGCAGACGCAAAACCTCTGTGGTTTTTAGGGAAGTCACTTGAGCTGCTTTCGAATGCTGACATCGCATACTTTGCTAAAGGTTGGCGTGATGCAAGAGGATGTAAGCTTGAACACGATGCAGCAAAGGCATATGGCATTACGGCGATCTGCGTAGAGGAGGTATAACATGGCAAAAGTATATATAGACCCAGGACACGGCGGAAGCGATCCAGGAGCAGTCAAATACATCGTTGAGCGTGACGTGAATCTAGTCATGGCATTGGCCTGCCGCGACTATCTGAATGCAAACGGTGTAAGCACAAAGCTGTCAAGAACAAGCAATAGCACGGACACTGGTATTAACAGCATGGCGCGCGAAGCGAATAGCTGGGGGGCTGATCTGGTTATTTCGATACATAATAACGCCGGGGGCGGCGATGGATTTGAGGTCTATCACACCGTCGGTGGAGGCAGAGGAAAAGTATTGGCACAGAACATCGAAGCAGAAGTTAAGAAAATCGGACAGAACTCGCGCGGGCTGAAAACGCGCAGAGATACAGATGGCACAGACTATTATGGTATGATTAGATTAACAAATGCGCCAGCGGTTATCTGCGAAGGTGTCTTCGTTGATAATGCAACAGACGTTCACATCGCAGATACTGAAGCTAAACAGAAAGCGTTCGGATACGCGTATGCTCGTGGAATACTCAGGACTTTGGGCATCACTGATAAAGGCTATGAAACAGGTGCGTCTGGATCTGCAGCAACTACAGGAGGATTCAAGGTAAAAGTATCTATAGAAGACTTGTATATTAGAAAAGGTCCCGGTACAGGATACGGAAAAAAAGGATTTATAAAACCCGGAGTGTACACTATAGTGGAAACACAAAGCAAGTGGGGTAAATTAAAAAGTGGTGCAGGGTGGATATATCTTCCTTATACTAAAAGAATTTAGAGGTATTGATATATGTTACGAAAATTAATTGAACTTATACGTGAAGCAATTAGAAAGATGACTAAATATTCAAGCATTACAGATCTTTCCAATATAGATGAAGTTTTAATATCTGACGAAATGTCGGATGCTATGCAAAAATGGAAACTTATGTATAAGAATGAGGCTCCTTGGATTGATTCGGAAGTAAGTTCAATGGGATTACCTAAATCTATATGTCAAATGCTTCAAATGATGGTTATGTGTGAATTGACGGTGGATATCACTCCACCGCCTACTACACAAATCAATACAGAAACAGGGGAAGTTGAAGAAGTACCAGTAGAAACTACGGAAGATTCCTTAGCTGGATATATTAAAAGTCTATTTGAAGCCCAGCTTTTGTCTAAATTGGATATAAATTTAGAAAAGGCTATGGCTTTAGGTGGTATGATTATAAAACCATATATTGTAAATGAATCAATTTACTTTGATTTCGTATTACAAGGTGATTTCTATCCTATTTCTTTTGATGACGATGGCAGAATAACAGATGTAGCCTTTTTAGATCAGTTTATTTCTGGATCTGATCTATATACAAAAGTTGAACGTCACACCTTTTCTGATAATACCGTTGTTGTCCAAAACAAAGCTTTCAAGGCTAAATTAGTCGATAATGACGATATGGATGAACAAGAATTAGGAAATGAAATACCACTTACTGCTGTTTCAAGATGGTCAGATATTGAGCCGGAGGTTACGATACAGGATGTAGAAAAACCAATGTATGGATATTACAAAGTACCTGTGGCTAATAATGTGGACATGGAATCTCCTTTAGGTGTTTCTGTTTTCAGTGCTGCTGCAGATCTTATTAAATTAGCCGATATACAATTCTCTAGGCTGGATTGGGAATACGAAGCCGGACAGATTGCCATCGATGTAGATTCTACCGCTCTTTGTACACAGGATACATATTTCAAACAACGGTTGGATAGTGGCAAAGATAGGATTTACAGGAAATTAGATCTTGGAAATGAAGATACTTATCATGCCTTTACTCCATCATTAAGAGACACGTCCTATATTCAAGGCTTAAATACATACTTACATAAGATCGAAGATGCTTGTGGCTTAGCTAGAGGTACTTTGGGTGATGTACAAAGTGACGCTCGTACTGCCACAGAAATTAAAATTCTTCGCCAAAATACCTACACAACCATCACTAAAAATCAGGAATCCTTGGAGCTGGCGTTTAGAGATGCTATCGATGGTGCAAAAGTATTTATTGAATTGTATGAGCTGCATAAGATAGAAGATTTTGATGTAGCAATAAACTGGAGTGATTCAATTCTTACGGATGTAGACACAGAATTGGCTCAGAAACGTCTATTAGTTCAGGATGGCATATTGTCTAAAGCAGAACTTCGTGCGTGGTATACAGGTGAAGACATTGATACCGCTAAGCAGGCAATTCAAGAACTGCAGGAAGAATCCATACGGTTAAGTCAGGAACTAATGTTTAATACAGCCTCAGAGGGTGGTAATGGTGAGGAAGAATAATGTCTAATACAGTTGATAAGCATATAGAACAGATTTCTACCATAGTTGCTAATAGATTTGAAGAGGTCAATGTTCGTTATATTGAATTGATGGCTAAGCATATTTCTGATATAGGGGCATTGACCGCTACGGATATACATAGATTAGACGAAATGGCTAAGATGCAGGCTAATATTGATGAGATAAACAATATGCTTGCACGAGCCACAGATAAATCTGTGTTAGAAATTCAAATGATATTTAAAAAAAGTGGTATGCTGGAGTATTCAGACATGGCTAAATACTATTTAGCTAAAAATATAATTCAACCCACTTTTGTTGAAAATACCATTATAAACAACTATATGAAATCAATGGCTATAGCTACATGTAACACATTTAGAAATATTTCTCACACAACAGCTATTTCTCAAGATTATAGAAATGCAGTTGACAGTATGATTCAAGAGGTTACGATGGGGATGACCGATTATGAATCTGCCACACGTCGTATAATAAATAAAACGGTTTCAAACGGTTTGCGTGTTGTGTATGCCAGCGGATTAACCAGAAGATTAGACAGTGCTTTGAAATTAAATTTAATAGAAGGGGTTAGAAGACTAAATTCTGGTATTAGAGAAGAGGCAGGTAAACAATTCGGGGCAGACGGTGTACAAATTGATGCACATGGATTATGTGCAGAAGATCATCTGCCTTATCAAGGCAGACAATATTCATTAAAAAAATTCAACAAAATCCAATCCGAATTAAAGAGACCGATAGGCACAATGAATTGTCAGCATAATATTTCATACATTGTTCTAGGTGTATCTCCTAATCCATATTCTGTACAAGAATTACAGCAGATGAAAGATTATTCTCAGGAAATGATTGAGGTCAATGGTAAAAAATATACAAGATATGAATGCACCCAAGTAATGAGAAGACTAGAAACTCGAATGAGGTATGAAAAAGAAAAAATAATTGGGTTAAAATCCGCAAATCAAGATATAGGTAAAGAAAAAGAACGGTTGAACATCTTAGAATCATCCTACCGGCGTATTGCAAATAAGTCCGGGGTAAAGCCTAGATTTGATAATGCATATGTCCCTAATTATAAGGGTCGACAAATCAAACCAAAACAAGTAAAAATATAAGTTATCCACAGACTTATCCACAGGTTGTGGATAACTTTTTATATTTACAAATTTTTACGAAGTTATCCACAGACTTATCCACAAAAAATACTTGTAATATGTGGATAACTTATATATAATAAATATATAAGAAGATTTCCAGACCGTAGAAAATACGGTATATAAGATATTTTAGGAGGTTTTAATGAAAAATATCTACGAAATTTTAAAATCTATTGGGTTGGAGATTCCAGAAGATAAAAAGGAATCTTTTGAAAAAGAAATGGTCGCCAATTATAAGACTATCAAGGAAGTCGAAAATATTCAGGTCAAAGTTACAAATGCTGAGGCGGCCAATAAGAAATTAGAAGCTGATTTACAACAGAGAGACAAAGATTTAGCGGATTTAAACAAACAGCTAGAGGACGCTGGGAACGATAAAGCTAAAATTGATGAAGTTACTACAAAGTTACAAAATCTTCAGTCAGACTATGATGAACAGCAGAAAAAATACAGCAAACAATTAGCTGATCAGCGTTATGAATTTGCTATCAAGGAACTGTCAAGTGATCTTAAATTTAGTTCTAATAGTGCTAAGAAAGCATTTATAAATGATCTTATGGACAATAGATTGTCCATGAAAGATAATGAAATACTTGGATTTAAAGATTTCGTGGACAAGTACAAGGAACAGGATGCAGGTGCTTTTATAAAAGAGGAACCAGAGGATCCTGAACCTAATAAGCCAAAACCTAAATTTGTTGACAAGAATAAGAAAATTGATGATCCAGATGCTAAAAAAGAGCCAAAAGAACGGCCTCTCATCTGGTAGAAAGGATTAGAAAATGCCTAGAATTGAATCTTTATCCGTTCTTTTAGAGAATGAAGGTAAAATGCTCCTGTCAGAAACATATGATGGAGTTATCGAAAACGTGCAGAAAGGAACACTTTCCAGCACACTTAAAAATACTGATCTTTCAGGAGATCCTACATCGGGTACAGTAGAAGCTAAAAGATTCCAGAACGCAGAACCTAAGGATTACGGTTCAGCCAGAACTGCTGGTAAAGGTGCTTCGGTAACAGGTAAGCCCGTTACTATTGCTATAAACAAGGACAAGGAATTTGTCGAAGAGCTGGAACAGAAAGATGCATCTCTTTTAGGAGTTGATGGCCTCATAGCAAAGAGAGCTGCTAACCATACAATAAGAATGCAGGCTCATCTCGATAGAGCTTTCTTCAAGGAAGCAGTTGCAGCAGGTACGGCATTTACTCCTGCCACAGGTGTTACAACTATGGCAGATAAGTATGAAGCTGCTATTGTAACACTGGAAACTCTGGAAAATGAGTACATTGATGGTATTGACAGAAGCATGATGGTAGGTGTATTTAGTGCAGAAGCTTACTCCGAAATCAGAAAATATCTTGATACAGGCGTGAATAATGCTAATGTTGAAACTAACGCAGAATCTTTCCTCGCATTTCACGGTGTACAGACAGAATCTTGCACTAGATTGCCAAAGGGTGTAGATTTCATTGTAATGATGAAAGGATCTATCGCACAGCCTATTATGAGTAAACCATACAGTGCAGAAAAAGTACCTCTTTCAGAAGCATATGCTATGGAACTGTTTTTCTACTATGGTACTAAAGCAGTTACCCCAGAGACTATCTTGTACTATGCACCAAATGCTACACTGACTGTAGCATCCGCTGCCAGTGCAACTACTTCTGGAAAGACAAAGATCACAGTAACCGAGCCAAAAGGATCTGGAAATAGCTATAAATATGCAACAGGTGCAGACGTAGAAGCACCGGCACTTGGTGAAGTGGTAGATGCAGAGGTATTTAAGGACTGGGATGGCAGTGCGGAAATTACAGCTACCACGGGTCAGCCTATTATCATTGTAGAAATCAATGCTAAGAAAGAAGTCCTGAAAGTTGGTAAAACTACAGTAACATCCAAAGCATAAGGAATAGGTGATTTAATGTATACAATTAAAATGCCTAATGGAACAGTTCTAGCGACCACAAATAAATCGGTCGCTAGAGGTTATATAGATTATGGCGGGGGTGAAGAAATCAAGGAAAATTCTTCCATCACTCCTCCCAAAGGTAGACGAGGAAGACCACAGAAACAGCCAGTTTCTAGTTCCTCCGAAGAAACTGAGTAACTTGTGAGAAGGGGATACAGATGGCTTACATTTCATATTCTGAATACAGAAAGTATGGTGGTACAGTTGAAGAATCTGTATTCCCTGCTTATATAATACAAGGAGATAGCTATATAGACTACTTAACCAATGGTAAATTGTCTAAATTGACAGAAATACCCGAAGCTGTTAAAGTCTTAGAAACTAAGATAATAAACATGACATATTTATCAGATACGTCAGTGTCTGTAGGTACAGGACATGGAGTGATAAGCTCCTATTCAAATGGAATAGAGTCATTTAGCTATGATAATTCACAGTTTACAGAGGAATCTTTAAAAATAAAATTTAATGATTGGGCAAAAATATTGTTGTCCAGTTATCCATGTTTACTTTGCAGAAAGGTTAGATGTAATGAACGGTGCTGTAACTATTCTAAATAAACTGAATAGGAAAGATTCTACAACAAAATTGGATGTGTGGTATAAAACCACCATACAAAATTGCGCATACAGTACTAACAAAGTTGAAAATGTCAGTGGTAATGTTGTGAGTGTGGGTCAAACGTTTACAATACTGATACCATTTTCCGAATTATATCTGCCTTACAAGGATTGGAAAGATTCTCCTCTAATTGCCAGCAGATTCACATTAAATCCTGGAGATTATATATTTTTAGTGAGCAGTGTATCTGAAGACGTTACTCCAAACACAATACAGACTGTTAGAAATTTATATGAGCCCAATGTATGCGAAATAAAGACTATCACAGAAGTAGAAAAATTTGGAGACACACGATTTCAATTTAGAGTAGAAGGTGTCTAATATGGGGCTAAGATTCAGGTGGAACCATAAGCAAGCCACTATAAAAAGGTTGGTAGGCAATGATAAAGTGGGTATGTTTTTAGCAGAAACATGGGGAACAATGTTTAATAAATATGTTCCTGCAGATAAAATTATTCTTGCATCTTCTTATAGAACAGAACCATTTAGAGTGACATATTATCAGCCTTATTCCCATTATCAATGGCGGGGCATAAGTATGCTTGGTAACCCACTAAATTATAGCCATGAAAAACATATACTGGCAACAGACCATTGGGAAGAATCTGCAAGTAAGGATAAGAGTAAAGAGGTAGCTAAAGCGGTAACAGAGTATATTAAAAGGATGTGAGAGAATTGAACATATACACACAATTAACAACTTGGTTGACTGATTGTCCAGAATCAGATTCTTACATATTTTTTAATGTTATACCTGTGGAAGTAGATGCTACTGCTGTTACCACGGTTCCTAATTTAAGATCCACACAAGAATTTATGGATGGTTCTGTGGAAGTAACAGAACTATTTAATATAAACCTTGTAAAAGAATATGATCCTGCAGGAACGTCGGACATAAATCTTTTAGCATTACAAGCATTTGAAAATATTACAACATGGATAGAAGAAAAAAGCAATAAAGGGGAATTGCCTAATGTAATCGGAATTACTATTAATTCCATTCAGCCGTCATATACGGTTCCTGATATCTACCTTAATGAAGATACAGGAAATGTACGATATGAAGGTAGATATGAAATAAATTATTTGGAAAGGAGAATATGATGTCTGCATTAACTAAATTAACTAGGGATAAATTTATTCCATTTTTAGATACTGCTGAAGATAATACGTTTGCTGCTAATACTTGGAAGCGAATTGATTTATCCACAATTTTTGCTTTTGCAATGAATCCGCAGTCTGAGTCTATGGAATATATCTGTTATCCAAACGCTGTGGAAGAGGTATCTAGTAATCAGCCGGAATTGCCTGAAGAGATTGCTCTTTATGAGGGTAATGAAATGTACGATTTTATTTTTAAAAAATTCTACGACATGCCGACTGGAGACGCTGTTAAAGTACCGTTCCTGATGTGTTTTGGAGGCACAGGTAAAAAAGCTTGGAGAGGTATATGCACGCTGCTTTTAGATACTCTTGATACTGTAGAGGGTAAAATTTCTTTCACAATTAAACTTGGTGGGGAAATTGAAAAAGGCACGTATACCATTGAAAGTGGTGCCCCAACATTTACAGCAGCGTCAGCTTAATAGTTTAATAGGAGGAACTAATTATGGAATATAAAGTTGAATTTATGGGAAACGTATATAATCTCCCGAAATATTCATTAGATATTGCAGATAAACTGGAAAAGGTAGATCAGGGTAATAGAAGCAATGTCGATTTTAAGACAAAATGCAAAAACATGTATAATATATGTATGGACTTACTTGACCCCGGAACACTGAATGATATCATAGGGTCACTTAAAGAATGTGATCCAAATTCACTTAATATACTGTATCTGAAAATATGTCAGGCATATAATGAACCCTTAGAAACATACAACACAGACGGTTTACAGGATCTCATGAATAACCCACAGTTCACAAAATTATTAGAACTTGGGAAGCTGGCAGAAAAGGCGAAGTTATTAAAGTGATAGATTTACGCAATAAAGGTTTACCCAATGCCGTAGAGGTTGGCGGTAAACCTTTTTTAATAAAAACAGATTTTAGAGATTGGATAAATTTTGGCACACGTATAAGAGATCCGCATACAACTTTGGGGGAAATACATGACATGTTTATAGACCCAGATGTGCCGATACTCGAAGATAATCTAAATAGTTTAATTAGATTTTATTCCAATCCTAATGTTACTCCACAACACATAGAATCCGATAAAAATACAGACAATTATATGGATTATGTATTAGATGGGGAGTATATAGTGTCTTCTTTTATGCAGGCATACAATATTGATTTAACATCAATAAACTATATGCATTGGCATTTATTTAAGGCATTAACTATAGGTCTTCCTGCTAATACAAAATTAATGGAAATTGTAGCAATACGATCTTACAGTAAGATTAAAATGGATGAAGATAAACAACGGCAACGATTAAAAAGAATATGGTCATTGCCTAAAAAGACAGACCCTGATGAACTTGCAATACTTCAAGAAATTAATGACGAATTTTACGCATGCATATAAATGAAAGGTAGGTGATAGATATGTCAATGAACAGTGATGGTCGTGTTACTATTGATACTGAATTAGACGATAAAGGTCTATCACAAGGTATGAATGGACTCAGTGGTAAACTGGGTAAATTTGGTTCTGCTGCTAAAGTAGTGGCAACAGGGGCAGCTGCAGCAGGAGCAGCTGTTACAGCATTGATCTACAAATCAGTAGAAGCTTATGCCAGATATGAACAATTAGTAGGAGGTATTGAAACCCTCTATGGAGCGGGAGGTAAAACATTAGATGAATATGCAGCAAGTGTTGGTAAATCTGTAGATGCTGTTCAGGATGAATATAATAAATTAATGTCTGCACAAACAACCGTTCTTAATAATGCTGCTAATGCGTACAAAAATGCAGGTATGTCCGCTAATGAATATATGGACACAGTTACTAGCTTTGCAGCTTCATTGACATCATCTTTGAGTGGGGATACTCAAGCCGCTGCAGAAAAAGCTGATATGGCTATCAATGACATGGCAGACAATGCTAATAAGATGGGTACATCTATGGAGATGATCCAGAATGCATATCAAGGATTTGCTAAGCAGAATTATACTATGCTAGACAACCTCAAACTGGGGTATGGCGGCACTAAAGAAGAAATGCAGCGTTTGCTGGAAGATGCAGAAAAAATATCAGGTATTCATTACGATATTAGCAGCTATGCAGATGTTGTAGATGCAATCCATGTTATTCAGACAGAAATGGGTATCACAGGAACAACCGCAGAAGAAGCCCAGCACACTATTGAAGGTTCCCTAAACATGACGAGGGCAGCGTGGGAAAATTTAGTTGTGGGTATTGCTGATGACGAGGCAGATTTTGATCAGCTTATGCAAAACTTTATTGAGTCTGCGGGTCATTTAGCAGAAAATATACTACCCAGAATTGAAATAGCTTTTAACGGATTAGGAAAATTGGTAGAAGGGCTGGCTCCAACACTAGCTTCCGAACTTCCTAAGATGATAACTAGTGTATTACCAGGATTACTGGGCGCTGCTAGTACAGCCCTCATAGCTTTGGCACAAGCACTTGTCGATGCCGCTCCGGCTATTTTACAAGCTGCTTTAGACGCTGTGCAAAATTTGTTAGCCGCATTAACAGATATGATGCCTGAATTTATACCAATTATTGTGGACACTATAATGCAAATGGCCAACACTTTAATGGAAAATGCTCCTACAATTTTAGACGCTGTATTACAATTATTAGTAGCTATAGGTCAAGCTTTATTGGATTCGATACCTACAATAATTGAAAATTTACCTGCAATAATTGAGAGCATCGTGACATTTTTAGTGAGCTCCACTCCTCAGATTGTGTCAGGCGCGATACAATTACTTTTTGGCATTATAGAGGCAATACCTGAGATAATAATTGCGTTAATTAAAGCATTGCCACAGATACTATTAGCTATAGTAAATGGTTTGATATCTGGTGCCAAACTGATATTTGATGCCGGAGTTGAACTTTTAAAGAAACTTTGGGCCGGTATAAAATCCTGGGCAGGATCATTAAAATCTAATATAGTAAGTTTAGCTCAGTCCTTGCCCGGAAAAATAAAGGCAGGCATAGGATCATTGGTATCTATCGGTAGGGATTGGATCGAAGGTCTTTGGAATGGTATAAAAAATAAAAAAGATTGGTTATGTAATAAGATTAGAGGTTTAGCAGCAAGTGCAAAGAACGCCATTAAAGACTTTTTCGGAATCAAATCACCGTCTCGAGTTATGCGTGATGAGGTTGGTAAATTTATAACTTTGGGTATTGGTGAGGGTATCATACTAGAAACTAAAAATCTCATACAGACAGCTAGAAACCAGATGTCAAAGTTGCTTGGCGCTTACGAAGTTGGGGCAATTAATACAGAATCTATAGCATCTGCAGGTATAACCAACAGATTATTAACTAATGATTCAATGATAGGTGGAAGACTTCTTAGCCAGACAGGTAATCAAACTATTGTAAATCAGGAAATCAATTTTAATGTAGAAAATACTTCGCCTGTACAAACAGCACGTATGTTGAAGGATCAGGCATTGTATGGATTGGCGGGTGCATAATGGCTAACAACAAATTATCAATAAGAGCTGTTAGAAGTGATGGTGAAATATTTGACTATGAGTCAGACACACAAAAAGGATGGCACTTGACGAAGATTGAAGGTTTGGATTTTCCAAACTTGGAAATATTCACAGAAGATAGAGGTTTCGGAAATGGATCTATAATTACAGGTAAAAGAAAAGAAGCTCGTGACATAGATTTAAAGTCTAGATGCTCCTTTACTTCAAAATCCGAAAGAGAACGTGTTATAGGATTTCATAACAATAACTATTCTTTTGACTTATACATAAATTATATGGGTATCTTAAGAATTGCCAAAGGTTGTGAGTTAAAGAGTTCAAAATGTCCTACAGATAATATATATGCTCCTCTTAACCTCACCGTTGGATACATACATCCAGAATCAGACCTCATTTCTAATGAATCGACGAATGTTGGTTTTTACAACGTAAATCCTATGTGGCACGTTACAAGAGCGTACACTCCTAATGGCGGCTCTTTAGTATTTGGCGTAATTTCACAGACGTTAAATAAATATATTGACTATACAGGTTCAGAAAATACATATATCACAGCTAAACTTGAAATGAATGAATCCGTAGTAGGAATGAATATCACAGTGAATGATAAAACGCTAAAAATAAATCATTCTTTCTCTGTCGGGGATATTTTAGTAGTAGATTCAGAATGGAAACAGGTAGAATTAAATGGTGTAGAAATGTCACCGAACGACTATAATGGTGAAGTGTTACCAGAACTTATATTGACATTCGGAGATAATAATATTTCATTTTTAGATGATGCCGGAGATAATAGCGGATTCAGCACAGACCTAAGCTATACCGGAAGATATGGAGGCTTATAATGTTAAAAGCCAGAGATTGGAAAGGCTCTATAATAGGCGATAAGGGTGGTAATATTGATTTCATTGAATGTGCGTGGGATCGTAAATTTAAACAGTGCGGAGATTTCATTCTGTATCTACCTTTAGCCGAATATAACAGATTGGCAGAAATGGGGTTTAAGTATGTAGAAAATGTAGGCAGACCTGAATTAGGTTTGATCCAAAAGATAGAGTACGAGAAAAAAATTAAAGGTGCGTTTGTTACATTAAAAGGATTTTTCGTAGACAAATTTTTAGATTTTGCCACATACAGAAAAAATGTAGCCATAAATACTAATACTGCCGCTGCTACTAAAACAGCTATAACCAACTATGTCAATAATGCTAATGCCGTTGTTGGCGGCGTAAAACCTATAGGTAGCATAGGGTTTTCTAATGATTCGTCGTTTCCTAGTACTGTTGATATATCTATAGCTGGAGGCATAAAAGCAGGTGAAGCTTTATATGATATTTTATCAGACAGCGAATATGGATATTTGACAAAAATTTCTAAATATCCGCAATCCGATACAGATACATTAAGTGTATCTGTCAAAGTATTTAAAGGAAGTGATTTAACTTCTGGAGATAACGCTGTATATTTTGGAAGAGCTTTCAATAATGTATCAGATATTTCATACACATTGGATGAATCCGCAAATCAATGCTTTTACGAAGTGTTGCAAGAGGTTAGTGAAGAGCATTATAATGCGTTTTCTACAAACTATTTTCCGATAAAATATACAGAAACAAAAGATGGTCAAATTCATTATATGATTGGTTGTTATTTTGTTTGGAACTCCAATAAACCTGAAAAACTAGGTAACAGCAATCCTAAAGCAGTTCTTACAGTGTCACTATCTTCAGACGATGTAGATTTAGAAGATACATCTACAGCTAATCAACAAAAAATAAGACGATTATTAGAGACACAAGCGAAGTTAGATATGCTTAATAATTACAGGATTGAGACTATATCCTGTACAGTTCTTCAAGAAAAATATGAATACATGAAAAATTATGATCTTGGAGATAAATGTGTGGTCTATATAGATGATTTAGACTTATCTTATCATGCTATCATAAGTGAGGTTCAAGAAACTCATAAAAGAAATCAGATAACACTAAAAGTCATATTGGGAACACCTAAAAAGCAGAAGAGGAGTAGGTAATGGAAACAATCATCGGCAGTGTCATCACAGGAGTTCTTGCTCTTGCAGGGGTTATTTATACAACCCGCAAAACACATCAAATCACACTAACTGAAATTAAAAGTGAATTGGATCTAACCAGAACAGAAACAAAAGGTACTATTAAATTAGTCAATAAAGACGTTACTACTTTGCGAGATGATTTGACGAGCCTTGATAAACACGTAAAAGAGCATAATAATCTAGTTGTTCGTTTATATGAAGTAGAGAAAGGAGTTGAATTATTAGATGACAGGTTAAAAGTAGCTAATCATAGAATAAAAGATTTAGAAAGAGGAATGGATAATGGAAGAGACTAAATTAGCGTCGGAAATTTTAAAAGAATTAAAAATAAATTGCAAAAGGAACTTCGTTCTGTTTATTATAACACTAGTCTTGTTATTTGCGACGAATGCAATTTGGTTATACGCATGGTGTTTACCTGTGGAAGAAACTACATCAACAACTACAACGACTGTAGACCAAGATACAGGCGGGGATGGTACTAATAATTATATTGGAGAGGAGGGTGACATATATAATGGCACGACAGCGAGTGACAAGAACGAGGACAACTAAAACTACTAAGAGATCGAAACCTGGAAGAAGGCGTAGAAGATGATTATACAAGATTTCACGGAACCTGAGTTAGACATATTCCGTGAAAAGTGTAATTTCAGTGAGTTGGAGTCTATTGTGTTTGAACATAGAGCACGTGGGTACACTTTACAAGAAATTGCAGATACTTTCAACATATCGATTGATTACACACGTAAATTGAGCCAGAAAGTTAATAAAAAGATCATTAAAGTATTATAAAAAAAAATAATAGGAACCACATTTTTAGTACATTTTTTGTACATTTAAAATGTGGTTCTTTTTTATTACAATAAACTCAAAGAAAGGAGAAAGGCCATGAGGGATGAAATAATAAGAAGGTTATTAGAAAACGAAGAATTGGCTGATATTCCTGTAATGACACTTATTCGTGTAATGACAGCACTTCAAGAAATTGTAATAAAGTTAGATGAATCTGAAAAGGAGTGTGAAAAATGTACCCAATGTCACAATTATACGGAGTAAATAATTTTAACCCATATCAAAACCCTATTTCCCCAAACACTAACAATTTCATTCAGCAGCAACCACAGAATAATCTAATAAGAGTAACCGGGATTGACGGTGCGAAAGCTTATCAGATGTCCCCCAACAGCTCTGTAGCATTATTTGACAGTGATAGTGATATTATGTATGTGAAAACAACGGATGGCGCTGGATTTCCTACAATAAGAACATTCAAATTTGAGGCTATAGAAAATGTGTCTAATATTCAGGAATCTTATATAACTCGTGAAGAATTCAACGAGTTGAAACAGGAGGTTGAAAACTATGGCAAGCAGTTTATTCAAAGGACAGAAAAATCTACAAAATAACATAAATTCTAACATTATAAGCCAAGCTAAAAATATGATGAATGATTTAGGTCAGATGAAGGGTATTATGTCCATGTTGTCTGGAAAAGGTATGAACCCAGAACAAGCAGTTCGTGCTATATGTAAGGAACGTGGAATAGATGTTGACGAATTTATGAGTTCTTTAAAAGGAAAATAATTTGCAAATTATTAAAATATATCAATTTTAGAAAGGAGAAGTTATCATGGATACTGGTGTTTCTTTAAGTGATATCGCTGCTGTAACAGGCAAAGATGGTATGTTTGATGGAAGTGGCGGTGGAATGTGGATTTTCGCACTGCTTATTCTGTTACTGATCGGAGGAGGAGGATTCTTTGGCAATAACAGAACAAACGGAGAAGCAGTTACAGAAGCAGGTCTTTGTAACGCAATGAATTTTAATAATCTCGAAAATGCTGTAGGTAGATTAAGTGACAGCCTGCAGAATGATTACATGGGTTTACAGAATGGCATTTGCAATATGGGGTATGAATCCCTCAGAAATTTCAATGGACTGCAGTCTCAGCTTGCTGATTGTTGTTGCACAACTCAGAGAGCTATTGATGGTGTCAACTATAATAATGCTATCAATACAGCGGCAATTAATGCTAATACCACGGAACAGACTCAGAAGATTCTGGATGCTATGGCACAGAATAAGATCGAAAGTCTGCAGGCACAGGTTAACCAGTTACAGCTCCAGTCCGCAATGTGTGGGGTGGTTAGATATCCTAATGCTACCACATTTAGTGCTGGTATGAATCCATATTTTAATGGATGTGGATGTGGAAACGTTTAAGAGTTTCAAAAAAATTAACTGAGCGTATTTAGTACGCCTGATAAAGGGGTGCTTAATGCATCCCTTTTAAATTGAAAGGAGAGTAAAAATGTTAGAAGTTTATTCAAAAAATCAGACAATACCTGCTACAAGTGGTCTTGTGCCGTTTACTTCACAAGCACTGAGAAAAGGTTGCACTGCAGAATTGACAGGCACTAATACTATACAGCTTAATAAATGTGGCGTGTATGAGATCATCTTTGAAGGAGAATATTTAGCTTCAACTGCTGGAAATATAGTAACACAGATGCTGAAAAATGGTGTGGTACAGCCTCAGGCTGTTAGAACGGTTGTCGGCGCAGCTACTACAGAATCTAAATCTGTTAGCATCTCCACACTAGTTCAGGTTAAAGATAACAATTCCTGCAAATGCTGTGATGCCCCAACGACTATTCAGTTTGTGAATACAGGCGTTGAAGTTGTAGGTGATTCTAATGTTGTCATCACTAAAATTTGCTAGAGGTGATACAAATGACTAAAATTAAAAAATACGTTGAACATATAGATGAAGAGTTGTGTGGAGCAAAAGAATATGCGGAAAAATATGTAGAATGCAAAGCTGCTGGAGATATGCCTTGGGCAAACCGATATAAAGAAATGGCTAATGATGAATTAAAGCATGCTATGTATTTACATGAACGTGCCATTCAGGAAATTGAAAAATTAAATGAAGTGTTCAAACCCACAACTAAAATGCAGGAAACATGGGACAAGTCTCATGAAAAATATGTTGAAAAATCTGCTTGGATAAAAACTATGTTAGCAATGTAGGTGGTGATTACATGACTTTTGAAGAGTCCATACCTGTAGCTAAGCAACTAGCGGAACGTCAGCTTAAGAAAGGTTTTGATGTTGAAGCATTTCTGATTCTCGCAGAAATTAATAAGATGGACAATCTCGATTTAGTGCCTGACAGCAATGTGGACGAGATGATAACAGATATTGGCAGATTGTTTATTACTTATGCACAAAATAAAAATCCATCCAATCTCAACATTATGTTGAACTCCGTTATTAGAATGTTAGGAGAATTGTATTACAGTTGTACATCTCCGCAAGAAAAAGAATTATTTAATAGTTTACCAGATAAATTAAATCAAGCATTTAGTCCTACTATTATTTAAAAGAGGGTATTATATACCCTCTTTTTTATTGACTTTTACATTCTTATGTGTTACAATAAAAGAGAAGTAAAGATAACATACACACATAGAAAGGAAATAAATAAAATGATATACTCAGTCACATTACAGAAGGAACTCGAAAAATGGTGGAAACATTTAGATAAAGTCATGACAGTTGCAGAAAGTTTGGACGACATAAAAATAGGTGATTGTACATTTAGACCTTGGGGGGATAAACATCACTACAATATGAAAACTAAATGTACATCAACTTATTTAAGAACTTTTCAAAGTATCGAACCCGTTGAAAACATAAACGGAGAAATCGTATATCCAATATTAGATGTATATATCGATATTTGTAAAGGAAGAAAATATACATCTTATAAAAAAGTTAGATGTCATTGTTCTTGCTAAAAAGGGGGGAACTAGTAAATGATTAGAATACATATCGGAGAGCCGAAAAAGCTCTCAGACAATATTATTGTTAAAAAATCAGCTTTCATTTCTTTTCCCTACAAGGCTGAAATTATAAATTACATCAAAAACATGAGCATTAGAAAATACGATCCGGATACTCATGTATGGGAAGTGCCCATAAATTCTATTATAGGTTTTTGCAATAAATTTGAAGATGAAAATATTACAATTTCTGGAGTATATGAAGATTTAGATTCTGAGAGATTTAATGCTGAACTTCCTCCAGGATTTACATTTAAAACAAAACCATTTCCACATCAAATTGACGGTGTTAGATTTGCACTCAAAAAGAAAAAATTCTTATTGTGTGATGACCAGGGATTAGGAAAAGCTCTCGCATTAGATACAAAAATCTATACACCTGATGGATATAAATGTATGAGAGATATACAGGTGGGAGACTATGTGTTTAATAAATCTGGAGTACCAACTAAAGTGACAGCCACATACAATCATAAAAATGTAGAAATGTATAGAATAACATTTTCTGATGGGTGTCATATAGATTGTTGTAAAGACCATCTATGGGAGATAAACAGTCAACATGGTAGAAAAAAAGTAATCGACACAAAATGGCTTACATCAAAAGACCAATTTGGAAAATATAGAAATGAAAATCTATTTTCCGGAGGTAGCTATAAATTTTGGATTGATAGATGTAATCCTGTTCAGTTTAATAAAAAAGATGTACTTATAGACCCTTATGTATTAGGCTGTCTACTCGGAGATGGTAGTATATCTGGAGGAAGTATTTCATTTACATCTAAGGACTTTGAGATTATAAATGAAATCAATAATAGATTACCTCAAGGATATTTTCTACACTCTTCTGATAGTATGACGGATATTGATTTCAATATAGTTAAGAAAGACACAAAAAGTTCTAAAGAAAATATTGTTAAAACGGGAATAAAAAACCTTGGCTTATATGGAACAAATTCACACACAAAATTTATACCGGACTGCTACAAATATAATTGTGCGGAATATAGATTATTGACATTACAAGGGCTTATAGATACGGATGGATACACTACTAAGGACAATCTTGTTCAGTACACCACAGTATCTAAGCAATTATGTGATGATGTTAGATTTTTAGTTGAAAGCCTTGGAGGAATTGTCAGCTATACAGAAACTGAGTGTGGATATAATGATAAAATAACAGGAATCGCATATACGCTAACTATAAAGCATGATAACCCACAACTTTTATGCAGATTATCAAGAAAGAAAAATTTATTACATCCTAGAAAATTTAAGACAAGACGAAATATAGTCAAGGTTGAAAAAATACAAAATGCAGACGCTAAGTGTATAACTGTAGATAGCCCAGACCATTTATATCTCGCTGAGCATTTTATCGTTACCCACAACACGAAGCAGATTATAGACTTTGTAAGTTGTCTTGAAAAAACAGATACAATCAATAAAGTACTTATTATATGTGGTGTAAACTCACTCAAATATAATTGGCAGTCAGAAATTAGTACCCATTCAGACGAAAAAGGGTGGGTACTGGGCACACGTTTTAGAAAGACAACAGGAAAAGCTTATGAAGGTTCGACAAAAGATAAACTTGAAGATTTAGATAATCTTCCAGACTGTAGATATATTATTACTAATATTGAAACATTAAGAGGTGGGGCTAAAAAGATAAGCAAAAGCAAATATAATTTTCCAGTTGCAGAAAAATTACAGGAACTATGTAAAAAAGGAATTATATCAGTTATAGCTTTTGATGAATGTCATAAGTCAAAAGACCCTACATCTTTACAAAGCAGAGCTATGTCTAAATTATCCTCTACTTATATGGTTGCTATGAGTGGTACTCCACTTATGAATAATCCACTTGATTTATACTTTCCGCTTCATTGGTTAGGTTACGAGCAGCATAGCTTTTATCAATTTAAGCAACATTTCTGTAGATTTGGTGGATGGGGAGGATCTGAAGTCGTAGGTTATAAGAATCTTGGAGAAATTAGAGCACTGATGGATGAACTAATGCTGAGACGATTAAAGGCAGAAGTGTTAGACCTGCCAGAAAAGATACATCAAACTGAATTTGTAGATATGACACCTAAACAAAAGAAAATTTACAATGAAGCTGTTATGGGTGTTAAGAATAATATAAATAAGATTAGAATGTCGAATAACCCACTCTCAATGATGATTAGACTAAGACAGGCTACAGGTTGGACAGGTATTCTGAGTGACACTGTAACGGAGTCGGCTAAGATGGAGAGAATGCTGGAATTGGTTGAAGATTTAGCGCAGTCAAATCAGAAATGTATTATATTTAGTAACTGGTCCGAAATCACACAGGTTGCTAAACAGTTGCTTAAAAAATATAATCCTGCATACATCACAGGTGAAACAAAATCTGAAGAGCGTATGCAAGAAATATACAGATTTCAAAATGATGATAACTGTAAAGTGATTATAGGGACTATTGGTGCTATGGGTACTGGGTTAACTCTAACTGCGGCACAAACTGTTATATTCTTAGACAGCCCTTGGAACAGAGCTTTAAAAGATCAAGCAGAAGACAGAGCTCATCGTATAGGTACAAAGGGTACAGTAAATATAATTACATTATGCTGTAGAGATACAATAGATGAACGTATTGAGGATATTGTATATAAAAAGGGTGCAATGTCAGATGCATTAGTTGACGGTAAAATAAGTATTCAGGATATAAATTATTTAATTTCGTAATTGACATCTGGGTTCTTATGTATTACAATAAAAGTATAAAAAAATAAGTAAAGGAGGAATTTGATGGAGAAATTCAGTGTGTCCAAAGTTGCACAGATATTAGATTTATCAACAACAACTATTAAACGATGGTATAAATGGTATGAGAATCCAGATTACGAAAAACCCCCAGAATTGAAATTGCCTGAATATACCACGGATAATAGAAAGACGATGTTATTTGAACAAAAAGACATTGCCAAACTACAGCAGTTTCATGAAGACTTGCAAGGCAAGTATAAAGGCTGCATGGCGGAGTTCAATGCTTACTGGCAGTGGGGGGCTTATGGTACGAAGCGACTAGAAGCTAAAAAGAATGAGAGGGATAGTGATGAGTAGGGGAGGAAAAACAAAAGAACAAGAGTTAGTGCGTACATTAGATCAGTACAAGGAGTACAAGGATAGTGAGAATAAACTTCACAAAATAAGTGAAGATCTTAACAAGCACATAAAATATCTAATGAATACTATGGGCATTGATAAGTTTTCATCTGATAAGTGGACAGCTAGTATCTCGACAACTCGAAAAGAAAGTCTAAATGAATCTAAAGCAATTGGAATACTAAAAGAAAATCTATCAGAAACAGATTTCAAGTCCGTTGTTAAGACTCGAGAGTATATTGATGACGATGCTTTAGAAACTCTTGTATACAATGGTGACTTCGATATAACTAAATTAGAAAGCTGTAAAGTTGTTGGTAAAGAAGTGACAACACTTAGAGTATCCAAGATTAAATAGTGTTGACACGTACGAGATTAACTTCTAACGGAGTTTAATCATATTATGGTAGTTTTATATTAAAGGAGGAAAAAAAATATGAAAATTTGTAAGTATGCGTTTGATAAAGAAGATGAGTATTGCAAGAGCTGTGATGGTATTGAAATGGAAGTGGATGGTAATATGATACCGTGTGATCAGTGTGCAGGTTATGAAGAAGGAACTGAAGATGTACCTGTAAATGAATCTGAAAATTGTACAGATACGGAAGCTGAAGAGGAACCACCTTTTGAACCTGATGAAGAGCCTGCTGATGAACCAGAACCTAAACCCGAGAAGAAAACAAAGAAAAAAGAAACAACCAAAACAAAGCCAAAGGCTAAAAAAGAGACAGACGGTAAAGATTCTGAAAAACCTGAAAAAGTACAGTCTATTTCAAAGAAAGAAGAAAAGACTGATGGTGTGAAAGTAACTTCTATTAGATTCACTTCTGGAGCTACTGTGAAGAAAGGAGATAACTATTTCAAATTTGTAGCAGAGAAAGAATTAGATGTTTCTGGCTATGAAGGAAATGTTTCTGACATTCAGGAGCAGTTATGGGCAGAACTCAATGCCGAAATTGATAAACAGGTTGAAGATTTACAGTATTAGGTATTGATTTTCAGTAATTGATGTGTTACAATATGGTTGCGGGCTGAATAATATATAATTTAATATATAACAAAACTATCCTTGTTATAAATAGGTGTACCTTTTTTGTACACAACCAACTTTTTTATTCAACCCGCAACTGATTAAAAAAGAAAGGTACATCTATTTATGACAAGGATTTTTTAATTGAAAGGAGAATTATATGATAACAGATTTATTAAGCACTGATGGTTTTATAATTTATAACAAAAAATTAGCCCGAACAATCGGAACAAATCCAGCTATATTACTTGGGTATTTATGCTCAGAATATAATTTCTATTCAAATAACGAGCGACTTGATAATGGAATGTTTTTCTGTACAAGGGAAAAAATCAAATATAATACAGGGTTAACAGAAACGGAGCAAAGAACTGCAATAAAAAAATTAAAAGAATTAGGCATAATTGAAACTGAATTAAAAGGAATGCCTTCAAAAACATATTATAAGATAAATGAAAGTAATATATTTTCAGTCCTAAGTAGTGAAGAATCCTCACAACAAGACATAAGGAATCCTCACAACAAGACATTAGAAAACCTCACAACAAGACATAAGGAATCCTCACAACAAGACATTAGAAAACCTCACACTAATAATAATATACATAATAACCTAAAACAAAATACTAAAGATAATATAAAGGAAAATTCTAAGAAGAGGTCTAAAATAGACACTAAAATCGAATCTATAGAAAAGAAATGTTTAGAATATGATTTAGAAGATGAAGTTATAGAGCTTTTAAGTAGATTCTTCCGGAATCTTTTAGAAGATAACAGGTTAGTTACAGAAGATAAGGTAAAGGCTGTTTTAGCTAAATTAGCAAAAGTAGATAAAAAGACTCAGTTAAATGCTGTACAGCTATCTTTAGATATGGGATACACGAATGTAAATCCAGATTGGTTGCGCAAGGATAATGGTAATTGTAAAAAAGACCCAAGTATTTATTGGGAAGGTGGAACACATAAAACGGAAGAAGATAGGAGAGCTTATTTAGAAAAATTATTAAATGACCCGAACACCACCGTATTTTAGGAGGTACGAATATGAAGAAGATTAGTGAATTTGAGAAATTAGTATTACAGGCAATTCCAACAGGCAAAGAGAATGCTATGTACCAGAAAGAGATATCTACAAATCTAGGAATAAGAACAAGAGATTTTAGAGAAGTTATTCATAGTTTGAGACTCGCCGGTATTCCAGTATGTAGCTCACCATATTGTGGATATTGGATACCAGAAACAATGGATGAGTTTAGAGAGTTACTGGGTGTGTTAGAAGCTTATTTAATATCTCACCAAGAAACTATTGATAGGCTTACGGAGTCTTATAATAAATATGACTCTATAAAGGCGGTGATGAAAGATGTTAACTAGCTGCTTCTATGAAACTAAATGCAAGGGTAAAAGCAAATTAAATTGCAACACAGGTTGTGTTAAAAGAGGTATTTTAACAAATCTTTTAGCTCTCTCCAATCTTCCAAAGCATTTATGGGAAGACAAACCGTTAGTCTGTGGTTCTGACAAAGACGAATATATGAGATTACAATACATTGAAGATAATGTATATGATTTTGTTAAAAATGGCAAAAACATATTTATTTATTCCGATCATTGTGGCAACGGCAAAACAAGTTGGGCAGTAAGATTGTTGTTAGCTTATCTTGATTCAATTTGGCATATATCAGGATTTAATAGAAAAGCATTGTTTGTTAGTGTGCCAACATTCTTGTATGATTGTAAAAGAAATATCTCGCACCCATTAGATGGATTTCAACAATTATGTGACGATTTAAACACTGTTGATCTAGTTGTGTGGGATGATATATGTGCAGGGAATCTTACAGGTTATGAACATCAAATATTGATGCAAAGTATTGATACTCGAATGAACTCTGGATTATCCAATATATTTACAGCTAATACATCTGTTCAAAATGTTAAAAAAGAATTAGGAGAAAGGTTAGCTAGTAGGGTGTGGGGATGTAGTTACACAGTTGAATTTAAAGACGAGGATAAACGAGGGTTAAAAAATGGTCGAATTACAGATATTAAATCGTATCTTGAAAGAAAAAACGGATTCAATACTACTGACAAATGATATTACAGAAGAATTCTTTAACGAGTACAAAGAAGAATATGAGTTTATTGAAAACCATAAAAGACAATACGGCAATATACCAGACATTGAAACGTTTCTGTCAGAATTTCCGGATTTTGACATAATACAAGTAGATGAGCAAGATGATTATCTAGTGTCCACTTTCAGAGAAGAATATCTTTATAGAATGTCCGTTCCTGTAATAACAAAACTTGCAGAATTGTTACAAACGGATTCGTATGAGGCTGTTGATTATTTAAAATCTCAGATACCTAATTTAAAGATAACAGGTGTTAAAAAAGGTGTAGATATCATACATAATGCAAACGATCGTTTAAAGGTATGGGAGGAGACACGCGAGAATCCAAAAAAGTACTACCTACCTACGGGTTTTCAAGAATTAGATGAAGTTATTGAAGGATTACATTGTGGAGAAGAGTTAGCCGTTATTTTCGCGAGAACAGGGCAGGGTAAATCTTGGGTAACAATTAAAATGTTAGAGCATGCATGGAAAATGAATAAGCGTGTAGGATTGTTAGAGCCAGAGATGTCTGCAGTGAAAACAGGTTATAGATTTGATACACTCCATAAAAATATTTCAAACAAAGAATTGACAAAAGGCGGGGATGTAAATGGGTACAGCCGTTATATCCAGAAACTAGAAAAATCTGATATTCCATTTTATGTTGCTCACCCTAAAGATTTTAATAAAAAGGTAACAGTAGAGAAATTAAAATCATGGGTGGAGGCTAACGATTTAGACATATTAGCTATTGACGGTATAAGCTATATGAGAGATCAGCGAGCTCAAAGAGGGGATAGTAAGACAATTTCGTTGACAAATATAAGCGAGGATTTAATGGATTTATCCATTGATTGTGGTATACCTGTTATCGTGGTTGTCCAGTCAAATAGAGAGGGTGCAAGGAATGAAGATTTAGAGTTGGAGAATATACGGGATTCCGACGGTATAGCATTTAATGCTTCCTTGGTGTTTTCTGTGCAGCAGAAAGACAATATGCTACAACTCGCAATAAAGAAATCTAGAAATAGTGCCACAAATATAAAACTATCTTATTTCTGGGATATTGATACAGGTAGATTTGAATATGTACCTAGTGAAGACAGTAATTTGGACGACACTGAACGATCCGAAGAATTGAGACGTCGTTATGAGGTAGATGAAGAGGAAGAATACTAATGATTAAATTAGAAAATGCTATCATTTATGGAGATTTGCAAGATATTTTGAATACTCTTAAATCTGAGTTATCTTTAAGAGGTTTAAGTAGATTCCAAGTATTTCGTGATGGTGTAGATAACATACAGACAAATTGTCCTTTTCATAAACAGGGTCAGGAACGAAAGCCATCTTTTGGTATAAATAAGAGTACAGGATCTGCACATTGCTTTACCTGCGGGTGGTCAGGTGATTTGACGACATTGATATCTGAATTGTTTGGTAAAATGGATGGGGGTATATTTGGTAAGAATTGGTTATTAAAACGGTATAATTCTGTAGAGGTGGAAACGAGACCTAATATTTTGGAAGGAGTTGGTTTTGATGGTATGTCTGGTCATAGCAATAATAATGGGCATATTCGTGATAGAAGGGGGTTTAAAGCAAATCGCTCAAGAGCTGAAACAAATTCGGACAGAATTACAGAAGAAGAATTAGAATCATATAGGTATATTCATCCATATATGTATGAAAGAGGATTAACAGATGAAATTATAGAAAGGTTTGATATAGGTTATGACAGAGAACGAAAAGAAATTACTTTCCCAGTTAAAGATATTGAAGGCAGATGTGTATTTGTTGCAGGAAGAAGTGTTGAACGCAAATTTTTTAGACTGCCAAAAAGCATCAATAAACCTATATATCAAGCGTACAGATTCACTGCTGGAGAATATAAAGAATGTTATATTGTGGAATCATTTTTAAACTGTTTAACCTGCTGGAAATATGATCAACCCGCTATGGCTTTAATTGGTACTGGTAATAAATATCAATATGACATACTTAATAATTTACCTGTAAGAGAGTACATTTTAGCTTTTGACCCAGACGAAGCGGGTCGCAGGGCGGCTGAAAGATTTAGAAAGAATGTGCACGGTAAAATAATTAGAGAAGTGCAGTATCAAGAACCTGATAAGGATATCAACGATTTGCAAGAAGATTTTTTTAAATTACCTATTATCTTTTAATAAACGGGTTGACTTATGTATTACAATAAATTATAATTATATTGTAAGTAAAACAAAACTAAGGAGGTAACAAAAATGATATGGCTGACTAAAAATAAGTTCAATTATCACAGAGATTCAAAAAAAAAT